CGCCCGAATCTTGCACCGCCCCCCGCGTCCCCGGAGGTAAAGCCGTCCGATATCGCCGCCGGTGCGCAGCGCCTTGAGACCGCATTTCAGAAGCCGCCGGAGACTGCGACGGTCGTAGTATGTCCGCACTGTGGCGAAGAATTCCAGTTTACGGGGAAATAATGGACGAGAAAATCATAGCGAAAGTGGATGCGTTCATCGCGTCTCAGAAATGGACATTTGCGAAGACCATGCCCGAATGTCCGCATTGGTACATAGTGCGCGCCCCCGATAACGAAAAGCGGTTCTCGTCGTTCGTCAAATTCATCCGGGAACACGGCGTCAAGGAGAAGTTCGGAAAGACAAATTATACCTATTTCTACCGTTGCGGTTACAAATACTGGACGATGGGTATCCCTATCGAAAAGACGATCATCATAAATCGTGCCGAAATACAGCGATGATAGTCGCAAGGATCAGCGAGGCCGATATAGAGAAGTGGCGTGACGACGCGCGTCGCTCCGGCCTTATCTTCTGCATTCGCACCGAGCTTTACGGCGCGTTTGAAGACGATATGCTGGTCGGCTTCATGGGGATTCTGTTCGGCGCCGGCCGTAGCACTCACGCGATCTTCAAGAGCATCTATATTCCGCCGGAAAACAGGGGTCGGGGATATTTCAAGGCGATGCTGCGCTACTGCATAGTTACTGCTGTCACGCGCGGCGTCACCAAGGCCGAGGCCAACTGTACACCGATGTCGGTCCGTGGCTTCCTAGAGGTGGGATTTTTAGAGACGAAAAGATACAAAAACGGAATTACGAAGGTACGACATGAAAATCTTGCTGAAGCAAAATTGCATGGAGGCCGCCCTTGAACGGATCCGCTTCATCTTTGACGAGTTCCCGAATGTGATCTGCGGCGTCTCCGGCGGCAAGGACTCCACGGTTATATTCAACCTCTGTCTACAGGTCGCCCGTGAGAAGAATCGTCTCCCCCTGAAGGTGTTCTGGCTCGATCAGGAAGCCGAATGGCAAATGGTCGTGGATTTCATCCGCGATGAGATCATGACCCACCCCGATATTGAGCCGCTATGGCTACAGATACCGTTCAAACTATCGAACGCGACAAGCCCGACGGAGCCGTGGCTTAATTGCTGGGAGCCGGGTAAGGAAGAGCTTTGGATGCACCCACAGGATTCGATAAGCCTCAAGGAGAACCGGTACGGTACTGACCGCTTTCACGAGCTGTTCGGGAAGTTTATCGAGGTGGAGTACCCGGACACCCCGACCGCCTATGTTGCCGGTGTGCGTGCTGAGGAAAGCCCCACGCGCGCAACTATGTTGACCAGCACCCCAAAATACAAGTGGATCACATGGGGCAAAGGCTTCAGCAAGAAGCGGCAGCACTTCACCCTGTACCCGATCTATGACTGGTCGTATACCGATATCTGGAAGGCGATCCATGACAACGGCTGGTCATACTGTCCGCTCTACGATTACATGTACCAATACGGGATCAAGGTCCGCGATATGCGCGTGTCAAATGTACACCATGAGACCGCCGTGCATACCCTCTTCTTCCTTCAGGAAGTCGAGGCCGATACATGGAACCGACTCACCGCGTCAGGGGGAACCGACAATTTCACCCGATGGTGGGAACCACCGAGGGCCGCCGGCAGAAAGGAGTTGACGCCGAAAGAACACGATATGGATAGTGCCTGTGAGTAGATGCCGTAGGGTAGGGACGACGCTAAGAGAAATCGATCTCCGTTTTACACACCCGGCAGGTGAAGGGCGCAAAATTTCTTGAAGCTATGACTTCGTGACTTCATGACTTCGAAAACTTGAGAAAAACGAATTTATGTAATACGGTGGATTGGTCACGAATAAAAACCATGAGGTGTCGTCATGGGGCTTGCGCTTAGAAAAGAGTTCGGAGAAGGAACCGTAGCAAAAAGGAAAGTTTCGCCTATTTACCTTGACCAAGAGGAGAGGGCGAAAAGAGTTGTTGTTTTGCGACGGGTTAGGAGAAACAAGTTGGTTTTCGGCTGGTATGGCGGGAAATTCAGTCATCTCGAATGGCTCTTGCCCTTGTTGCCGAAAGCACATCACTACTGCGAACCTTTCTCCGGGTCCGCCGCAGTACTCATAAATCGAGATCCAGCCCCGGTAGAGACATACAACGACATCGACGGCGATGTAGTAAACTTTTTCAGAGTATTGCGGGACCGGTCGAATGACCTGATCAAGGCGATCAGCCTTACCCCGTTTTCAAGAGAAGAGTTTCACAAGGCCATCAAGGGCGGAAGCGCGCGCGGCATATCCGACTTGGAAAGGGCCCGGAGGTTCTACATACGGGCCCGACAAGCCCGAACGGGCCTTGCTCAAACCGCGACGCTGGGAAGATGGGCGAACTGCAAAAACACAAGTCGTGCAGGGATGTCTGGCGTCGTGTCGAGGTGGCTGGGCGGGTTCGAAATCTTGGAAGAGATCGCTGAAAGATTCTTGAGGGTACAGATAGAAAACCGACCTGCCACGGATCTTATAAAGTTGTATGATAGCCCCGAAACGCTTTTCTATTGTGACCCGCCCTATCTTCATGAGACAAGAGGCGACAGCAAGGCTTACGGCTACGAAATGGACAATGTGATGCATAGGGAACTGGCACTTGTTCTCGGTGATTGCAAGGGGAAGGTCGCCGTTTCGGGATATCGCTGTGACTCGATGGACAAGTGGTACAAAGATTGGCGGCGTTACGACGCCTCCGAGAAGAAATGTCATTCGACGAAGGACATGAGACAAGAATGTCTATGGATGAATTACTGACATGCCTATAGATTACGCCATCGCAAGGACAACGCTTGCAGAGCTGTTCGTTGCAACGGAAGCGGAATACAACGAACGGCGGCCCATCGCCGTTGAGGACGAGGTAAGCGCCGCATCGGAGACGGTCTTTAGATCGGCCTCACAGGGATATCGAGAAGCACTTCTCGGGTGCGCTATAGCTCGGCTGTTGGACGCTACCTCGAACATAAGATTTCCCTATATCCAACAGGGAGATAATGCTTATAACGGAAGAACGCTGGACGAAGAGGTGATAAATCCGTTACTGGTCGAGAAAATGATTCCCTGTTCGCGCGGCCCTTATCTAAGCATGTTCAGGCGTGATTTCAAATTCATAGATGAAAAGGTCCACGGAGTAAGAGACAAAACAAGTTTTCGTGCATGTCTTGGATACATAGCTTTTCTTGAACAGGCGGACGAACAGAGAGTCGAGGTGCTTATAAAACATCTTATTCAAAGGTTCCTTGAATTAAGAGAACGCGAAAATGTTCCGATATTCAGAATAGCAAGATTGAGTGTAGAGCAGTTTAAGGTAGTTTTCGATGACATGCTTCAAGTACCAAGCGGCGGTTTTATCCCTATGATGTTCACCATAGCGATGATTAAAACCATTAAAGAATGTTACCGCCTCGCCGGTGTCAATACGGCCGGTATCCTCGGATCCAAAGACTACTTTGTGCCGCGGGATCTACCGTCAGCGTTCGGTGACTGGCGCGAGTACCGTGACTACCTAACCGAGAACCTGTTACCACATGAGAAGGCCGTCCGCTTCTTCAAGAAGTATGCCGACATGGATATCCTTTACGCCGGGATGAATCAGAAGGACAACCTTTACCGCGTTCAGATATCGAGCGTATTGACCAATGACTGGGAGTTCATCAAGATAGGGAACTGGGAGAAGAATCCGGAGGTACACGGGTTCCGCCAGTTCAAAATGGGGAAGACACACGCTGGCCACTCCAAAAACAAGTATATAGGTGCGCACTATGAACCTTGAAAAGACGATCCGCGATGAACTTACGGCGGCCGGCGCGAATGCGCACGCTGTCATTGAAAGTATCAGGGATGTTCTACACTCGCTGTCACCGGTCTCCTCGCAGCCGGTCGACCGCGTTCGCTGGGTGCCGATCGAAAAGGTAAGCCCGAACGATTACAACCCGAACAGCGTCGCCCGCGTGGAAATGAGGCTCCTCTACACAAGCATAAAACATGACGGATATACTCAGCCCATAGTTACGGTATATGACCCCGAGAAGGACCAGTACATTATCGTTGACGGGTTCCACCGCTACTATGTCGCGAAGACATTCCCCGAGATCCTTGAGCGCAACGGGGGCCTCCTGCCGGTGGTGGTGATCGACAAGCCCGCGAACGATCGGATGGCTTCCACGATCCGACACAACCGGGCACGGGGGAAGCACTCCATAGCCGGGATGAGCTCCATTGTCTTCAAGATGCTCGAAAACGGGTGGGCGGATGCCGATATCTGCAACGAGCTCGGCATGGAGGCGGAGGAGCTTTTGCGCCTCAAGCACATGACAGGCTTTGCCAAGCTATTCCAAGGGACGGAGTACCGCAAGGCTTGGATATCAAAGAACCAAATCATCGAGCGGAAAAAGTACGAGGCGGCACAGAGGGAGAAAGATCCGAACTACCCCGGAACTGGAACTAGCCCCGCCGTGTAACATCATGGAAACAGACGGCTTTTCGGACTCTTTCAAAGTTTATTGCATAAATATCTGTCTCACGCTATACTGACCCTTGTATTTTGTTCCAAACTTTTTCGGTGTTTTTGTGGCTGTTCACCTTACTAAGACCCACCGGAAATACAATGAAATTAGGATGTTTGCAAAAAGCCTATACATGCCGGTCGGCATAGGCGGAAAGCGTCTTTCACCGAACAAAATTGCAGAAAAAGTACGAGAAAAGTACGCGGTTGCAGTAACGGGGGAGGCGATACGGGTGTGGATCCGCAAGGAGAACTGGATCAGAGAGACCTTTACCACGCCTACCGAGCAAGCGGTAAGTCCGGAGACCCCGGCGGTACCGCCGGCGATCGTCGAGATGTCACGGGACACATACGCAAGGATGACCAAGGCTATCGACTGGATGTTCTCGAAAGTATTCGATCAGCTCAAGACGATGGTGGTCGACAGGAAGCTAGACCCGAAAGAGCTCCTATTCCTACTCAAGTTTGCGATCGACAACAAGGTCAAGTTCTGTGAACTCGAGATCGCCATTGATCGTGCCGCTGACGCTCACGATAAGGATCGCCTTGTTATAAACCGCCTACGGCAGGAGCAGGCGGATCCGGAGGAGTACGAGAGTGACGAATTTGAACGGCAGCTTGCCGCGGCGGTAGCGGCCCTATCCGGTTCAAAAAAGCGACTCGCCATCACGGCGCCGGCACCGAATGAGAAAACTTAAACCGCCGTTTCAATGGGGACCGATATCCCCGAAGCAGCTCGAAGCGATGTTCTGGTGGAATATGCCGGAGAACAAGGACCTCTGCGGGGTTATCGCCGAAGGCTCAGTACGATCCGGTAAGACAGTTTCGATAGCTTTCGGCTTCGTGCTTTGGGCGCTTGACACATTTGGATCCGGGGAACTGTTCGGGGCCGCCGGGAAGACTATCGGCACGCTCCGCAAGAATGTGATCGGCCCGCTGAAGAACATCCTCAAGTCGCGCCGGCACGCGAACGGCAAAGCGATCTTCAGCATTCGCGATTCGCGATCCGAGAACACCCTTTACATTTATCGCGGCAAGAAGAGTATCGCTATCGAGCTGTTCGGCGGTCAGGATGAGGGTAGTCAGGACTTCATTCAAGGCCGCACACTCGCCGGAATGCTCTTCGATGAGGTTACGCTCATGCCCGAGAGCTTTGTTGAGCAGGCGATCGCGCGCTGTTCGGTAACCGGGTCAACCCTGTGGTTCAACTGCAATCCCGAGAGTCCCTACCATTGGTTCTTTGTTAAGTTCGTAAAGCAGGCGAAGCGGAAAGGGCTCTTGATCCTCCACTTCACGATGAAAGACAACCTCACGCTATCCGATATCATACGGAAGCGGTACGAGACCATGTACTCGGGCGTTTTCTACAAACGGTTCGTGGAGGGCCTTTGGGTTGCGGCCAGCGGTGTTGTCTACGATATGTTCGATACGGAAAAGAATGTCACGAAGCGCAGGGATTTCCCCCTTACCGAGCAGTATGTAGCCGTTGACTATGGAACCAGCAACCCGTGTGTGTTCCTACACGGTGGCGTCTACACGGAGCCGGGTGATCCGGAGCCGCATATCGTCTTCCTTAACGAATACTACTACGACTCGCGGGCGCAGGACCGCCAAAAGTCTGATTCCCAGTATGCCGATGACATGGAGGACTTCTACCTGAAGACCGGCCTCGATCGTAGCACGGTTCAGGTTATCATCGACCCGAGCGCCAATAGCTTCAGCGTCGAACTGAAGGGCCGGGGCTTCCGCGTCGTGGATGGCGAAAACGCCGTGCTCGACGGGATCCGGTGCGTATCGTCCCAGTTGTCAACCGGCCGTATGCTCGTTCACGAGGACTGCGCGAGTATGCTCATGGAGATCATGACCTATGCGTGGGACACGCGGAGCCAGCGCCGTGGCGTAGACCTACCGCTCAAAGAAAGCGATCACGCGATGGATGCCATGCGCTACCTAGTCTATACCATCGCGAAGGGCAAGCTGCAACAGCTCACTTCCGGCCAGTATTTCTAGCAGTAAAAGAAAAAAATCTATCAACGATTTCGGCACCATACAATTCTTTCAAAAAAACTTTCAAAAAAGATTTGACAAAACCGAACGGATGGGATAAGGTAAGAACATAGGCGCGGGATGGTTCCGAGCGGAGCACAACAACCGAGGGAGACGATGTGATGACGGTGAGGTACACGGTGAAACCGGAGGAAGCTCGGGCCGCTCTGGATCGCGAGGATGCCCCGTTCTTCATGTTCGGAATATCCGCCGGGGCCTTTCAGGTTTGGGCCGCGTACCGAGAAGGGATGATCACGAGAGATGAAGCGATAGACCGTTTGACAACTGGAAGAGGATGGAGGCTTTCATGATGAAAGAAGTGTGGATCAGGCACATCGAAGAGACCGAGGGGATCCGGCGCCCGACACAGGGCGGCGATCGGGACGCTTGGGAAGCGGCCGTTTTTCGTCATACTGCGTTCGGATGCCCCGAATGTATAAAGCGGGCCCGGACCGTCCGGCGGAACCGTAGCGCCCGGATGAAGCACGAGACTCTTACCGGCATGGGGCTCACGCGGGTTCGCGGCGCCCTCGGTGGAACATACTACGAATAGGGAGGACTGAGCATGATGAAAGAGAACGCAAAAAGGCTTATGCGCCTGATGAGGATCCTCGGGGCGGAGAACTTCTATTCAGTGACCGTTTCTGAGTTTGGCGTAGATTTGCAGGGGTATCGAAATCCCGCGATCGAAGAGAAGATAGCAAAATGGCCGTTCATCGAATACAATTGCGATGACAGGACGCCGATTAAGAGATACGGGCGGAAATGGTGCCATATCATAATGACGGGAAAAACGACATGAGGCACTCAACAGAAAAACTGAAGAAACTTCTTGACGGCGCGGCGCTGGAAAACAAGTATAAACAGACCGGCGTGGTCTATCCTCAATCATGGGTAGAGCTTCAATAAATAGCACCTGATCTCGCCGCCGATGTTCTTGCATTGCGGGAGGCTTTAACACCGAGCGCCGAAACGAAGGGCGCCTACATCGCTGAGTTCAAATTCACCGTTACCGAAATGCGCGAAAGCGGGGAGGAAGTGTTGCGAGACATTACCGTCCCATGGACAACGATTAAGGATATCATGAAGGCGATCTTGGCGCGCGCCGACAAAAAGCAAGAGATAGGAGGAGCAGATGAAGCAAAAAAAGGTTGAAATGTGTTCCTGCGGGATGCCGCAAAGTTATCCGTTCCCGCATGAGCATAGCCGGGATCCGCTAAAATTCAATCGACAGGATTACATCGACTGCTACCTTGCAATGCAGAAGAAGCACACGGGGCTCCGCAAGCGGCTCGAAAAGAAGTACAATCGCCCGCTCCTCACCGTCGCCAACCTTGCCGCGCTTGCTCAGGAACTATTCCGGGCAATGCCGGAGGCCGAACGGAAGGCCGATCGTCGCATGGCGATGGCGGAGCTTGGCCGGATCACGAGCCCGGCGAAGGCGGAGGCGGCAAGGGAGAATGGGAAGAAGGGGGGGAGACCGAGGAAACAGAAGGAGCGACTCTCTCCCCTATGGCCGCGGTAACAACCCGTTATTCCTGCATGTCGGAAATGACGGGATCGAGCTTTTGTAGTTTTTTGACAAACGGAACGGCTTTGATATCATGGAAGTGTTTGCCCCCGCATGGGGGAGGTCATCAACCGATGGAGGGAACCGATGAAAAAGCTCCTGTTTCTGGTCCTGATCTGTCTGACCTTTTCGGCGTTGGCCGGGGAGGGCAAGCAGTGCAGTCCTGCGTGGTGCGGCTACGAGGAGTTAAAGGCGGACTCGCTCGCCGCGATCAAGGCGAATGATATCAACGCCATCAACGCCCTTAATACGCAGATCGAGGCGGCTATCAATGACGCGCGCTCGGCCGGATCCGGCGCCGTGTATGCCCTCGAGTTACGGCTGGCGAACAACCTGCAGTTCCTCGATGACCGTGTCAATGCCCTGCCGCATTATCAGGCGGCCTATGACACTGCACCTGAGAACGCCCGCCAGAAGATCGGCGTTGCACTATGGAACTGTACGAAAAGCGTTGCCGACGCCATTGTGCGACAATGCACGGGACGGTGTTCCGGTGACGATGCTATTACTGCACGGAAACTCTACCTGTGGCTCGGCGCAAACAGAGCCAAGATTACCCCGGAGTGGTATGAACAGGTCAAGGCTCAGATCGACTTTGGCATAGGAATGACGGCCCCTTTCCGTTCGTAGGCTCCGCGATGCGGGGCCAGTGGTGCGCCGGTGTTTGGCTCCGGTAAGCCCACATAGAACTTCGAAAAGTCTCTTCGGCCCGCTCACAAGGCGGGCTTTTTTCTTGACATGGTTAACGGCGTTCATAATATCGAAGGCGCTGGCCAAGGTCTTTCTCAGTTGAGAAATGGGGGTGATAGGTTTCGACGGGCTAATGAAAAAAGAGAGTGCAGCTCGGAGATGCGGGTGGCTCCGTAACAACCCGCGAAAAAAGAAATGCGAAAAACTTTATGGAATCGCTTTTCGGTAAGGTCGACAACTTCTTCGGCGAGGTCTTCGGTATCCGTACCGTTCCCGCCGTCGGGTAGAGACAACCGTTTCCTGCATCGGGATAATGCAGGTGGTGGAGACGGTCTACGATGCGCCGGCGCCGGTTGACTCTTGACGGTGATCGGCATGAAAGTTCAAGTTTCATGGCTGTAACGCTTTCGATTGGATAAAGTTCGGACCCGAGTTCGATTCTCGGCACCTCCACCATATTGCAGGATAGCTCAGATGGCAGAGCGGGCGGCTCATAACCGCCTTGTCGCTGGTTCAAGTCCGGCTCCTGCGACCATTTCAGCCTATCCGCCATGTTGCGGACAAGGTACTCGGGGCCGTCATTCGTGGCGGCCTCAGCTTTTTTTCCTTCAATTTGACAAACGGAAACGATTTCACTACACTGTCCTCGAACCTTATCGGGGGCAATCATGGCGATCTACACGGAAGCGGTACCGGGAAACAAGGAGTTTTCAGCCTATATCACCGGCCTGATTAAGGCGAAGAACGAACGAGATATCCTCATGGGGAAGCGATATCAGCGCTACCTCGGATCACAGGAGGGCGTCCCGATCTACACGCGGCGCCAGCCATCATACCTCGACAAGGCGGAACGACCCGACATGAAGATCCCCAACGATTTCTTCGGTGAGGTCATCGATGTGAAAGCGGGCTATATCGCTGGCGTCCCGATCCAGTATGGATATCAGACGAACAAAGACGAAGAACCTCAGATCGATGAACACGGTATCCGTGAACTGACGAAGGAGGAAGAGTTTATCGCCGACTTCATGAAGCGGTCGATGGTCGAAGACCTCGACGCGGAGACCGTCAAGATGTGCGCGATGTGCGGGATCAGTGGCCGCCTCCTCTACATCGATACCGACGGCGAGGAGAGCGCGATCAATCTAAATCCGTGGGAGTTCGCCATTATTCAGAATCCTTCAAAGACCGATACGATCGCCGCGATCCGCTACTATACCGAGACCGAGTATGATGAGAAAGGCGCTTCATCCAAGGTGCAGATCGTCGAGTTCTACAGCAAGCAGAAGGTTTGGTATCTGAAGAAGTCGAAGAATGGAACCTATAACAAAAATACTGCCTACGATGTCAATCCGAAAGAACACATGTTCGAACAGGTGCCGGTTCTCCTCTTCAAAAACAACGAAGAGTTGCAGGGTGACTGCGAAAAGGTTCTGGATCTGATCGACGCCTACAATGAGGCGATATCCGATCAGGCTAGTGAACACGCCGCGTTCCGTACCGCCTACATGATCGTCGAGGGGGCGACCGTGGATACAGCACTGATCGCCAAGCTCAAGACGACCGGTGCGATACAGGTTCCCGTCGGCGGGAGAGTATCGTGGCTCACGAAGGATGTCTCCATAGAGGCGACACAGGATCTCAAGGAAGATCTGAAGAAGAATATCTGCCGCTTCGCCAAGAGCGTCGACTTCACCGATCAGAATCTTTATGGCAATATGACGAAGATGGTGATCCACATGCGTCTGTTCGCCCTTGAATCGAAGTCAGCCACCTTCGAGCGGAAGATGGTCGGAACGCTCCGGGCAATGTTCCGCGTCCTCGGTACCGCATGGAAAAAGAAGCAGCTCAGCGACTATGACTATATGCGTATGACCTTCAAGTTCATCCGCAACCTCCCGAGCAACCTTTCCGATGAAGCGCCGAACCTGAAAATGCTGATAGACTCAGGAGTACCCAAGGAACTCGCCTTCGCGCAGATGAGCTTCATCAAGGATCCGAAAGCCGCTGTTATTATGGGGCAGAAGGAGGAGCTGGAACGACTCGGGATATCCGGCCTTGATAATAACGGCGACGATGATCATGGCGACGATGATCATGGCGACAGGGGAGCATAATGCCTGAAGGAGCATTCTACAGCGGACCGGTGCGCCGGCCGACCGTGAGAAAGAATGACCCAGCGAAGCGGGATAAAAACCGCGTCCGGAACAAGGCGGCGCGGATCGCCCGCCGGCAACAGAGGGGATAGGGTGGCATACTGGCAGGATCGTCTTCTCGTCGCTCGTCGCGACTTCTGGAAGCACGCTAGCGGCGCCGACTCTGATCTCGCCAAGTTCTATCGTGCGGCACGCGCAGACATGGAGCGCGATATCGCGGCGATCTACGGGAAGTTCGCGGTCGACAACAAGATCAGCCTCGCCGATGCTCAGGCGATCTTGAATCGCGTCGAGCTTCGTGACTTTCAGAGAAGAATTGAAAGATACAAAGAGATATGGAAATCGACCGGCGATACAAGGGCGCTAGCAGAATACTCGAAGATGGCCACGCGGTCCCGCATTACGCGGATCGAGTCGCTGAAAGCCGACATCGACGCCCGCCTCACAAGTATGACGGCCGATGTGAATGACCGTATGGAAAAGCACCTGTCGACCATGCACCGAAACGGATACAACCGCAATATCTATGAGTTACAGAATGCGTCCGGCCGATATACCGGCAACTTCGCCCGGGTGAATGACAGAGCGATCAAAGCGTCAATCGAGACACCGTGGAGCGGCGACAACTTCAGCGGCTTGGTATGGAAGCAGAAGGAGCAGATCGTCGATGCCGTGCGCCGTAGCGTTCTGCGCGCCGCAGCGCAGGGCCGACCACTTCAAGAGGTTGCCCGCGACCTAAACAAGGTGACCGGCGCCGGGTATAAGAACTCACTGCGGCTCATCCGTACTGAGACCGCGGCCGTCTCGTCACGCATTGAATTGGAGATTTATGACGAGCTGAAGGTAGAGAAATATCGGTTTGTTGCCGCCGGGGACTCGTGCCCGGAATGTCTCGCTCTTGAGGCGGAAACCGCGGCGAAACCAATCCCGGTCAGTGACGGAGTGCCCGGCGTCAATATGGAGCCGTTGCACCCGAACTGCACATGCACAACCGTACCTGATATCGAAGTCGAGGATTTGAAACGCTGGACACGCGGCGGCTCAAAAGAGAGCATGACATATCCTGAATGGCTTGAATATGTTCGAGAAAACGAACAGTGAACATTTATATTGAAAAAAGAAACGAGAAGCCTTACAATAAGGGCGAGGGTACGACTGGGCCATTGGTGGACCGGCTGGCCTCTCATCCCGTAGAGGAACCGACCGGCTCGAACGGTACGGGGCCTCGCCAATAAGAAGGAGATCGCCATGCCCGATGACAAAAACCCCGTGGTAACCGTTGAACTGGTCAGTTCTTTCTTGAAGGCGAACGCCGACAAGGAAGAGGTCAAAGTCCTTATCGAGGGGCTTGCCCCCAAGAAAGAGTTGAAGCCGGAGGAAATCAAGAAGTTCCTCAGCGAAGACGAGGAAGGCAAAAAACTCTCGCAAACGATGTTCGATCAACGGGTGAACGATGCTATCACCACGGGGAAGAAGAACTGGGAGGCCAACCGCACGCCTGAGATCCGCGCTGCCGTCGAGGAAGAGATTATGAAAAAGCACGGCCTCAAGAAGAGCGATGAACAGAAGCAGATCGACGAGCTGAAGGCGCAGCAGGAGAAGGACAAGAAGGAAAGCCTGCGCAAGGATCTCCGCATTCTGGCGAAGGACTTCGCGATCCAGAACGAAATGCCCCCCGACCTCATCGAGCATTTCATCGGGGATGATGAAGCGTCGACGAAGGCAAATCTGAAGAAGGCAGGCGAACGCTGGAAGGCTGCGATCGCCGAAGGTATCAAAAAGCACTTCAAGGACAATGGCGGGGAACCGCCGGCCCGCAAGCCCGATGACGGTCCGGACAAAGTGACCGAGGCCGATGTCGCGCGGCTTGCAGAGATCGCCAAGAAAGATGGCACTGTCAAGAACATTCAGGCGTATTCTGAGGCAAAGAGAAAGCTCGCTGCACAACAGATCGCCAAATAACTTTTTTTGAGGAGGATCCCATGACCACCATGCTTACCGCCGCGATGATAGGAATCGCACAGTCGATCAGCGACGAACTGCTTCTGATGGATCAGCGGCAGATACCGCTCATTTCCCGTCTCGGCCTCGGCTCGATCACCGACCGCGTGCTCAATACGAAGCACGAATGGACCGAAGACTCTCTGTTCCCGACGAAGAGCACGCTCACCGCCGGTATGAACAATACCAGCGATACCGTCGCCAATGTCGCGTCGGCGACCCCGTTCCGCGTCAACCAGATCATCCGCATCGACGACGAGTTCATGCGGATCACGCAGATCAACAGTCTCGCGCTGACCGTGACCCGTAATGTCAACGGTACGAGCATCGGCACCCACTCGAGCTCCGCCGAGGTCGAGGTCATGGCGAACAACTCCACCGAAGGCGCCACGGCGCGCGCAGCCCGGCAGAGAGCCCGCGTGAACAACTTCAACTACTGCCAGATCTTCGACGACACGATCAGCATCAGCGACACCGCGCTGGCCGTCCGCAACCTCGGCATCGATCAGCTCTACGACTATGAGCGGATCAAGCTGCAGATGGGCATGGCGGCGAACCTCGAGAACGCGCTGGTCAAGGGCGTCAAGTACCAGTCGGGCGATGACCGCTACATGGGCGGCCTACGCTCGGCGATCGCGTCGAACATCGAAGATGCCAACTCCGCCGAGGTCACGATCGACATCATCAATGCGGCCGTCGAGAAGATATGGAACGCGGGCGGATTCACCGCAGGCGCCCAGCATGTCATTCTCTGCTCCGGTACGCAGAAGCGCTTCATGTCGAACATCAACCTCACCGGGATGAACATCCCGCGCGGCGACCGTATCGTCGGTAACACGATCGACTCCGTGCAGACCGATCACGGCCTCATGGAGGTCATCGCGCATCCGGCCTGCATCAACAGCGAGATCCTGATCGTCGACCTGAACCGGGTCGAAGTGAAACCGCTCCGCGAGTTCACGCACACCTACCTCGGGAAGACCGGCGACAAGACCGAAGGGCTCCTTGTCGGCGAGTACACCGCCGAGATAAAACAGGAAGCGGCGATGGCGAAGATCACCGGCCTCGCTACCAGCCCGGTCGAGGAGTAATCTCCATCGGGTGATATCGATAGGGGAGACGGGGCGGTCCCGTCTCCCCTGCTGACGAACGAGAAGGAGACAACAATGGCGATGAAATATGTGTTCACCACGAAGGCGGCGAACCTCACGGTTCATACGAAGTACGGCCCCTGTCATTTTCTCGGAGGCCGCTATGAGACGGACAATGAGAAGAAAGCGGCTGAGGTTCGCAAGAGCCCCAACTGTAACGAGCAGCGGGCGATAAAGTCGGAGAAAGCGGCGACCTCCGGCGCCACGGTGACCCCCAAGACACCCGAAGCGGGAAACAAGGCCCCCGCCGCTCCCCGGCCGCTCCCGAAAGATACGCCTCCGAAGAAGTAGGGGGGCGGCACGATGACAAGTACCCTTGAACGGTGCAAGGCGCTACTCGGTATAACCGAGGATAGCGATTACCTTGAATTCTGCATAGAACTCGTAGAGACGCTCATCAAGGGGTACTGCAATATCACCGTGGTACCGGAGTCCATCCAGTCACTTGTAATCCGCAAGGTCATCAACAACTACAACCGTGACGGCGGTAGCTTTGCTGGAAAGACCGGTGGACCGGCTGGACCGCTCACATCGATCAGCCGCGGCAATGTGTCGTATGGCTTTGCGTCTAATAGCGCGGAGGCCAAGAAGGGATTCATGGGGGCGGTGACCGGCGAGTGGACCGATGAGGAAAAGAGCGTACTCGATCCCCTGAAGGTTTTCCCGGCGCTCGTATTCACCCCCTCCTACTCGAATACCGAGGAGGTCACTTCACTACCGGTCGATATTGAGGAGGAGCCGTAATGTCGCTTCTCACCCCGGCAGAAGAAAACGCTCTGTTCAACACGCTGTCCGATCTTACCTTTGATGATACCTGCAACTCGTGGCGCCGCTCGACCGACAAGGATCCGGTGACCAAAGAGGATGTGCCGCAGTTGTCGCAGGTACTCGAGGATCGGAAGTGCGGATTGGACAGGGACCCGTCGGCGCTTCAGCGTGGCGAGAACATCCAGAAGGTTGAGTATGACGCGATCCTGCACATTGACACTGAGGCAGACTTTGCCCCCGGCGACAAGGTGGAGGTCACTCTTGCGAACGGTGCTGTTGAGATATATATCGCCGGTGAGCAGATGCCGTATGCAGATCACCTTGAAGTGCAACTCACGCGCGATAGGAAGGTGGCATAATGCCTATGAAAGTGTTCGGAGTGGTTGAGCTCGGGAAGCGGCTCGTAGATCTCGCGATAAGGAAATACCCCGAAAAGGTTCTTGACTTCATCGATCTGACAACGCTGCGGATACAGGTGCGCGCCAAAGCGCTCACCCCCGTCAGGACCGGTCACCTACGCCGCGGCTGGGACAACATCGAGAAGGCGCACCTGACGGCAACCGGCGTAAAGGCCGGAATCTTCAACATAGTGGATTATGCCCCCAGCATCGAGTACGGCCGCCGCATTATCCGTGGAGGTAAAACAGTTGGATTTACGCAAGGACGGTTCATGCTATCTCAGAGCCTTGTGAAAGAACGCGCGGAAATGGGGCGCCGGTGGAAAGCCTTCCTTGAAGAGCTTTGGAGGACGGCTGCATGATACCCCTGAACAATATCAAATCGGCGGTCATCGCAGTGCTTCGCGCGAAGTACGGCGAGGAAATGACGATGTACGGCGAGGATATTCTTGAGGGCGTACAGAAGCCTTGCTTCTTCGTAAAGATCATGCCTGTGAAATCGGCGAAGGAGATCGGCCCCTACCGCGACAAGGTCGTACAGGTTGCTGTTACATATATCCCGGATCCCGACGACGAGACGACAGGGGAGCGCCCACGCCATACCATCCACGGCGTGTATGATGACCTCGACTACGATCTGTTCAATTCGGCGCTCGCCGTGACGACCAGCGAAGATGATGTCCGCAAGCTACTTCCGGGCAACAATGACGGGCAGTTCATCGACGACGCGCTCGTCTACACCTTTACGCTGTCGTTCGTCGACGCCGCTAAGCGCGATGCCTCCGAAGTCGAGTACGAAGATATGATGGAGACCCTTGATACCAAGATGCAGATAAACGATGAGGGCCAGACGGTGCCCGAGACACCGGCCGAAGAATAACGAACCCTATAGGGAGGAACCCCATGAGCGGACAACCGAACATTTTCATCGAATTCGCCACGAAAGGCGTGACCGCTATCGAGAGATCGACGCGCGGTATCGTGGCCGTCATTCTCAAAGACAGTACCAACACCAGCTTCGACGAGAAGACCTATTCGTCCTTTGACGCGGTGAGCTCCGCGCATTGGACCGCGAAAAATCTTCGGCTCCTGTCACTGATCTTCCTCGGCGGCCCGTTCAAGGTGATCGTGCGGCGTCTCGCGTCGGATGCGTCCGATGACAGCGCGGCCCTGACGGCCTTGACCGGGAAACTGTGGAACTGGCTGGTCATCCCCGGCGCCAGCACCGCGCGCGCCGATGCTGCAGTCAGCTTCATTAAGGCGCAGCGTACGGCGGCAAGCGCCGGCGGCCCGGATCGTACCTACAAGCTCGTTACCTACGGACCCACGGCGATGCCGGAATCCGAAGGGATCGTCGTTCTGAAACAGGATGATGATGTCGTCGGTGTCAACGGAAAACTGGTCGCTACGGCGCACGGCTGTGTCGATGGTGAAGCGGTCACTATCATCGCGACGACCTACCCCGGCGGCCTTCAGTCGGGCATGACCTACTACTGCAAGGATCTCGAATCGACGAACAAGCTAAAACTCGCGCAGACGCTGGGCGGGACGACCGTCGATATCTTCAGCGACGGTGAGGATGTCCAGATCCGGCGCGAGAAAGCCTGCACCGCTGAAGCGGATGATGATACCTTTACCTGTGCGGCACACGGACTGGTCAACAACGATATCGTACAGTTCACCGCGACTTCACTTCCTACCGGACTCTCACTGCTGACCGATTATCATGTCATCAATAAGGCAACCAATACCTTCCAAGTTTCTGAAACGGAAGGTGGAGCCGCCGTCAACTTCTCTACCGACAGCTCCGGCGTCAAATGGAACCGCGTGATCGACGCAACCATTGAGTACGGCGATACCTATGACGGATCCGAGTATGCGGCGCGCGTCGCCGGTATCCTCGCCGGTCTCCCGCTAAACCGCTCAGCTACCTACTTCGTGCTTTCGGACCTTCAGAGCACCGAAGCGCTCGCCGACGATAATGCCGATGTCAATCTCGGCTACCTAACGCTGGTCGACGACGGCGTCAAACTCAAGATCGGCCGTGCGGTCAACAGCTATTCCTCGGCGTCTTGGACCCCGACGAAGGGCGAAGACTTCAGCAAGATCAAGATCATCGAGGGGATCGACATGGTGAAGGACGATATCCGCACCACCTTCGCCGACAGCGATGTCGGTAAAGTGCTCAACTCCTACGATTATAAGATGCTGTTCTTCCAAGCCGTAAAAGGCTACCTTGCCGAGGTTGCGCGTCCCAATATCGGCGTGATCGATGCCGCGAAGGTGACGACCGTCGATATCGATCAGGAAGCGCAGGACGCCTATATCCGCACGAAGATCAGCGAAGAGGACTTCGCGAAGCTATCCCTCAAGGAGCGCCGGGAATACAATACCGGCAGCAAGGTCTACTGTTTCGTCGATACGAAGTTCGCGGATGCGATGGAAGACCTGATCATGCGGATACAGATGTAAGAAGGAATAACCGAAGGAGGATACCATGACCCCCCCGAAGATCGAAGAGAAGAAGATCCTTAACGGATCGTATGGCCGCCTCTATGTGGACGGCTCGATGATCGGCGAAGTATCGGCCGTCAAGCTCGTCGCAAAGATCACCGACGAGGAGGTCCAGCAGGTCGGTTCGATGGAACCCGGCCGCAAGATCATGAAGCTGCAGGGCGTCGGCTCGTTCAAGTTCAAGAAGGTGTTCACCCGCTTTCAGGAAGTGTTCGCCGGACTGAAGCTCGGGAAGGATGTCGGCTTCACCATGATGGCAAAGATCGATGATCCGGACGCCTACGGTGTCGAGGGCTTCGCCGCCGTCGGATGCAAGTTCAAGGACGACTTCCCCCTGCTCGACTTCGAGGTCGGGAAGCTGGGCGAACTCGAATACAATTTCACCTTCCGCGTGAGCGATAGCGATTGGGTCGATCGCATCATCCATGCGGATATGTTCTAGGGAGAACGCAATGCCGGAGCAAAGGAAAATCGTTTCCGTCGCCGATCTGATCCAGAATATGGAGAAGATACGGGACCGCAAGCCGAAGAAAGGATCCGTGTATGTCGAAGACCTTGGCGGCAATGTCATCATCATCGAGATGCGTGTCGCCGTGCTCGACGAAGCGAGAGAAATGGGGCAGGAAGGCGGGAAGGATAGCGGCGACTGTCACATCATCGCCGAGAGTGTCGTCGAGCCTGATTTCCACAACGCCGATCTCCTCAAGAAATACAGTGTTCCCGGAAGTGTTGACCTCGTGCGGAAGCTCCTGAAGCCCGCGACGATCCGCAGCCTATCGCTTGAGATCGTGAAGTTCTCGGGATTCACCGGTAGCACCGTCGGTATCGTGGAAGAATTAAAAAACTAATAAGGTCGGATAGTATGGCGCGCCTCACTCATCACTATCTGCAACGCGGATTTCTGCCCTCGGAGATCCTCGCGCTATCGCTGTCCGACCAGCTCTTTTATCAGGCATCAATGGAAATTGAGGAAGCGCGGGAAAAGACTCAACCACCGGGGGCATAGATGAGCGCTGCCGATGACGCCAAACTTGGCGCAGTAATAACCCTAGAAGACGGGCAATTCAAGAGTGGTATCGAGGCCGCCGCACGCTCGACAAAGGTACTGGACAAGGCAACTCATGAAGCCGCCGGTGGTGTCGCCGCTGTTGAAAAGAGCATGAAGAGCGGATCCACCGGTATCGCCGGGTATGTTAAGGGGCTGGTCGGCATGTATGTCGGCTGGCGCGGGATCATGCTACTGAAGGGTGCATGGCAGGAATACTCAGCCGCCGCTACCGAGCAGATCGAAACTGAAGCGAAGCTATCGAATGCCCTGCTCAATACTCGCGGAAACACTCAGGAAAACATCGAATCGATAAAAAGGCTTGCTGATCAACTGAGGAAAAGCGGCGTTGTCGATGACGATACGATCTTGGCCGGCGCGCAAAAGCTCGCGACATATAAACTACAGGGATCCACGATAGAAAAGCTGTTGCCTGTCATGGCCGACTATATCGCAAAAAATAATGGTCTCAATAGCACGGCTCAGTCAGGCGAGGAGGCGGCACAGCTTTTCGGTAGCGCAATGCTCGGGCAAACGCGGGCTTTCCGGGTAGCGGGGATAGCTCTTACCGAACAGCAAAAAAAGATATTCGAGCACGGAACGAATACGCAGAAAGCGGACGCTCTTGTCAAGATTTTTACGCAGAGAGTAGGCGGCATGAATGCCGCGCTCACGGCCACTGATAGCGGCGAAATAGTTCAGGCCAAGAATGAGATCAATGATATGCAGAAGGCTATCGGCCAACGGCTCATACCGATAACAGCGCAGTTCTACCGCATGTTCATGACGCACTCGGCCGATATCGCGAACGCGGCCGGTGGTCTCGTCACCGCCATAGAGAAGGGAATGGGCGGTATATCCGCGTCGATCGATTTCGTGCGGCGTAATTGGGACTGGCTAAAAACCACGATACAGCTTACCGGTACTGCGCTCCTCGGCTATTACGCCTACCAAGGCGGCGTTCTGACCTTTACGAAGGCGCAGGCCCTTTGGAATGTGGTCACCGGGAAATCGTTCGTGACATTGGGCGGTCAGGCACAGGCGGCTTCCCTGAAATTCGGGATCATTGCCGCGGGCGCCGTAGCATGGATGAGTGTCTACCAACAGTTGAAAGAGAAGTACCTTGAGGGTGAGAAGGAGACGGCCAACCTACAAGCTCGGCTTGCCGATGTAGAGCGGCGCCGGGAACTTCGGGCGATGGGCCTCAAACAGGCGGAGATCGCTGAGGTCATGAAGCGTGAAAAAGAGGAACGGGACCGCGCGAAAGGCGGCACCGCCGTTGCTGAATTCTCCATTACCGAAGAGATGAAGAAACAGCAGGAACTCTTGAAGCAGCAGAGCGCCGAAATGCAGGCGCAGAAAGTGAACATAGACGACTTCATACGAATGGGCGAGAAGGCGGCGAAGAAAGCAAAGGACGAGAAGAGCACCACCATCCGCAACACGAAGACCGCGTTTTACAATGCTATCGATCGCGATGGTGTCATGCCTTACGGCGGTACCGAATACGCCACCGGCGGAAACAATACGCGGGGGCAGGCGGTGACTGCTAAACGAGGCGGGGGCCAAGCCCCGGCAAACACCGTTTCGTCGCCCAGTGGGGCGCAGGCTTCGCCCGGCGGTACACCGAAACAGATCACGATGATAAACAACTTCTATGACTGCGGGAAGAAGACCGACGAGCAACTCCTCGCGTCATTCATCCCGAAACTGCGCGCAGCGGCGGCGGGAGCGTTATAATGGACGACCTACTGCGCTACTTCGTCGGCGACACGCAGATCGATATTTACCTTACCCTTGTGAACAATGAGAAACTGCTCAAGTACGATACCGATATCTTTCAGTTCCCGATCGTACCGCCGGAAATCCAGTTTTCGAGTCCGTTCAACAACGGCACATTTCAGACCATTAACACCGGTGATCTGAAGATGATCGGGAACCGCGGGCTCAAGGGCCTCCGCTGGTCCAGCTTCCTGCCGGTACGCTACTATCCGTTCTGCCGCACATTGAACCCTGCGCAGAAAGTAGCGGGCCGCCTATCGACAGTCGCGGCGGCGGCGATGGACTATCTATTTGAACCGTGGAAGGAGTTGGAACGGCTCGAAGGATTGCGTGACGATCGCCGCCCGTACCGCGTCATAATAGTCGGATGCGATGTGAACATGCTCTGCACGATCGACGACCTGCAGTATAGCGTCAAGAGCGATGGCGATATCTACTACGACATCACGCTCGGTGAGTTCCGGCAACCGAAACCACTGGGGACCTACAAGTGATAAAAGTCTATGCGACACCGAAAGGAACCGGAGGGAAGGCGGTCAACATAACGCCTATCGTCTCTCGCGTTTCGTGGTCGTCAAATCTTGACCAGATCGCCAAGAAGGTTGAACTGACCGTGTTTGATGATCGGTCTGACCTATTCCCGCAAAATCCCGTTGAACGCGGGTCTATCATTGCGCTGGTAGGTGAGACCGGGGAACTGTTCCGCGGGATCGTTATGGACGACAGCAAGGCGGGACGAGAACCTGCAATCTATACCGCGTTCGACGCTGGGATATACCTCGCTAACAATAAGGAGATCTTTCAGTTCAATAATATCCGCGTCGATTCGGCGATCCGGCAGGTACTTGACTTCTACAGTATCCCCACCGCGTTCGTCAACTCGATATCGATTATGGTTGACCGTTACTACATCGACAAGAGCGCCATTGAGATAATCAAAGACTTGCTTGATGAGGCGCGGAAATTCACCGGCCGCCGTTACATGATGCGTACCGCAAAAGGCCGTTTCTACATAGAGGTTGAGGGTAGCACTACCATCGCCGCAAAGTTCAAGCTGTACGCCGAAGATACCGAGCATGACGCAACGGTGGCGATCGGGAATGCACAGAGAACCGGATCGACCGAGAAGATGCGCAACTCGATCAAGGTACTGTTCAAGGAAGAGAAGGAAGGCGATACCCTTATCGAAAATGTGATGACGCTGAAGGATAGCACCCTAATCCGCGACTACGGCCTGCTTCAGGAGGTGATAGAGATCCCCGCAGAGGATAAGCCGAAAGCAAAGCAGATCGCGACGAATATGCTTGCCGACCTCGGAAAGGTCGAAGAGTCATTCTCCATTCGGCTGTTCGGTGACGAACGGGTTGAAGCCGGGGTGAATATATCAGACCTGAGTGATGATATCGTTGGAATTGACGGGACATTCCTCGTGAAGGGCGCCGTACATCTGTATGAGCGCGAAGAACACACGATGGATTTGGATCTCGTAAAGATATAGGGAGGACTCTATGGTAAGTCTCTTGGACGCGAGGAAGTACCTCGCGGAACTCATTGCGAAGGTGAGCGGGCATGACATCTATTCCTCGGAACACGGCGACTTCACGGCCGCCGTCGTTGCGGGGCAGAAGTATGTCAGTCTCACCGGTTTTACGCAGACGCTCACCCTCAAAAAGGTGATCACGGCGTACCGGATTGACTCGGCCGGGAACCACCGTTCGCTGTCACTGTCTCAGGTGCAGGTGAACGACACCCTGAAACGGATTACCTTCCCGCAGGCGGAAGCATTCGCCGCCGGTGAACAGGTGGTAATCAAGGTGGCGGGGGTGGTCCGCGCCTACGATGTGACCCACGACGCCTATGTCGGCATCAACCTGTTCCTGAAAAAAATACTCGGTGGTCTCGCCTTCGGCTGTAGCGATACCGAGGCGGTTCCATACTCGACACCCAAACTATACACCGTCCAGACCGCCGAAGATCAGCAGGTGCACATGAACCTGTTCTTCGGTGTGGCAAACTTCCTCGGGATCACGGTCGATATCTATGAGGGACCGACCATAACGGTGGCTGGCGACATCCTCGATTGTCCGAACCTCAATTTCGGGTCGGCGAATGTCCCGAGTACCGTGATCAAGGAAGGCCCAACGGCGACGGTTGACGGTGACCTGAAAATATCAAAACAGTTCCCCGCGAACTCGTCTGGCGGCATGATATCGCATGGTGAAGGCGAAATCATCTTAAAGAAGGATACCCTCTATCTGATCCGCATATCGGCGGATGACGGCGAAGGAACGGCGGCGGTTACGGCCAACTTCGAGTTTTGGGAGGAGACGGTTGCCGACGAAACGGCCCCGGCCGCTCCTGAGATCGCCGGAGACGCCCTGACCGGCGACAACACCCCGACATGGACATGGGGCGCGGTTACAGCGGCGACCCGTTACCGCTTCAAGATAGATGGTGCCGCGGCATGGACGGAGACCGAAGCCCTAACCTATACCGCCGATCCCGCGCTCGATGATGGTGCCCACACCTTCACGCTTCAGGCAGGCGATGCGGCCGGGAACTGGTCGGCTTCCGATACCTTCGAGACGACCGTGGATACCGAGGCGCCCGACGCGCCCGTTATCACCGGCGATGAACTGACGACCGACGATACCCCGGCATTCACATGGACCGAGCCGAGCGGCGCGGTGCTATACCGCTGGCGCATCGACGAGGGTGTCTGGACCGAGACCGAGACCGCTGGATTCACAAGCGGATCCCTCGCCGATGAAACCTACCTGCTCGAAGTGCAGGCGGCCGACGAGGCGGGGAACTGGTCCGTTTCCGCTGAGTTGGAGTTCACGGTTGATACCGTAGCTCCGGGCGTTCCCGTAATCGTCGGCGAAGCCCTGACCACCGACGATACTCCGGACTTCTCGTGGGCGGCCATAGAAGGCGCGGCCCTCTATCGCTGGTCATACGATGAGGCGACATGGACGGAAACGGCCCTGCTCGGCTTCACGGCGGCCCATCTTGCCGACGCCAGCTACACGCTTTATGTGCAGGCGAAGGACGAAGCCGGGAATTGGAGTGTCAGCGGCACGCTCGCCTTTGAAGTCGATACGGTTGCTCCCGGCGCCGTGACGGTGAGCGGCGACGCTCTTACCACCGATACCACGCCCACATGGACATGGAACACCCCGGCCGGAGCGGTTGTGTTCCGGTACAAGCTCGATGCCGACGAGGAGTGGACCGAGACCGATCAGACGAGTTTCACCCCGGCCGAGCCCCTCGCGGATGGCGCCCACACCCTGACGGTGCAGTGTTCAGATCTCGCGGGGAATTGGAGCGAAAGCGATGTCTTCGAGACCACCGTCGATTCCGAGGCGACCGATGCCCCGACGGTAGAGGCGACCACGCCGACAACCGACACCACCCCGACATGGTCATGGAATACGCCGACCGGCGCGGTGCTTTTCCGGCATAAGCTGGACGCCGCGGCCGAATGGACCGAGACCGATCAGACCGAATATACCCCCGGCGCTCTTGAGAACGGCGAGCATACTCTGGTCGTACAGGCGAAAGACGCCGCCGGCAACTGGTCAGCGTCCGGAAGCAAGACTATCATGCTCGATACCGATATTCTGCTTGCCCCGGTGGTGACCGGCACGACGCCGACCGAGGATACCAGCCCGACATGGGAATGGGATACCCCGCTTGGTGCGCAGGGCTTCCGCTACAAGCTTGCGGAGAAAGGCGAAACAACCGTCGTCCTTACCGGTCCCGCTGCGGCTGTTGCCGAGGTCGGCGATAAGGTGAGCGCGGATGGCGAAGAGTTCGAGGTGACCGAAGAGGTTACGGTGCCGACCGACGGCCTCGCCGTTGTCCCGGATCCGGATACCGAGAAGATGGGAGCCGTGGCGCATGGGTACGCCGACAACACGAAGGGACAGTTCACGGCGGCCGAAGTAGCGGCGCTCGAAGCGGCCGGAGTAGTGGTGTTCACGGGTGCCGGCGGGACCGTAGTTCCGATAGCGACAGTAGTGAAAGCGGGACTCCTCGAGTTCGTGACCGATTCCGAACTGACAATCCCGGCGTTAAGCGTTTCCGTAACGCCGGATCCGGACACCGAAAAGCTCGGTGCGGCGGCTCATGGATTCACCGATGGAACGAAGGGACAGTTGACGGCAAACGATACCCCGGCGGTCAAAGCTACCACCGATGTCGTTCTGACCGGCGAGGCCGCCTCTGAGATCGATATCGATGACGAAGTGAACAACGGCGGCGACCCCACCATCGCCTTCAAGTCCACCGAAAACAAGGTCATCCCGAGCGGCGATCTTTCCGTTACTCCCGATGAGTCGACCGATAAGATGGGCGCCGCAGCGCACGGATACTATGATGGCACCGTGGGTCAATTCGAGGCCGACTATGTCAACAAGGCGATCGGCGAAGTGCTGCTGACCGGCGTCTCCGAGGGTGCAATCGTCATCGATGATGAAGTTTCTGACGGTGCTGGGCTCGTGTTCAAGGCGACCGAGAACAAGGCGTTCCCGGCCGACGGGATCGCGGTCGTGGCGGATCCCGCCACCGAGAAGTTCCGTTCGGATGGTAACAACTACGCCGTCGGGACGAAAGGACAGTTCACCGGCGTCGAGCTTCCTTCCGGTATCGCGACCCTGACCGACTACTGGATAGTATGGTCGGATGACGACTATTTCCAAGTGTCGCTGACCGAGGGCGGCCCGGTCGATACCTTCAGCACGGCGGGCGACACAGTCGTCTTCACGGCGAGCGTCCGCAAGATGCTTGTCGCGATAGAGGCGGCCGTTGCGGGTCCGACCGGAACCGTCGAGGCTGGCGTGATCGACACTATCACACACGCCGATTTCTCGGTATGTACGAACCTTGAGGCTACCACTGGCGGCGACGACGAGATGGATCTCCCGAGCGGTATCGCGGCCGATACCGACTACTACATCGTCGGCGCGACCACGAACGATTTCCAAGTCTCGCTTACCGAAGGCGGAGATCCCGATACCTTCACCACGAACGGGAACGGCGTAAAGTTCGTTCCGAGCGTGCGGAAAATACTCGTTGCAGTCGAAGCGGCCGTTGCGGGCGCGGAGGGCAACCTCGGGCTCGGCGAACTCGATACCCTGTCGGCAACACTCATAGCGGCGGGCTTCACGGCGGTCACCAACCCGGCCGCGATCACCGACGGCGCCGACCTCATCAGCGGCCTGCCGGATGGATTGCTCCCGAGCACCGACTACTACATGGTCAACGCGGAAGAGAATGCCTTCCAAGTCTCGCTTACCGAAGGCGGGGATCCGGTAGCGTTCTCCGGTACCGGTGACACGGTCGTCTTTACCCCGAGCGTGCGCAAGGCGGCGGTAGCGGCGACAGCAAGCGTCGCGGGCGATGCGGGAAATGTCCTCGAGAATACCATCGATACATGGGAAGGTGAGATCATCGGCCTTACGGCGGTCACCAACCCAGCCGCGTTCTCCGGCGGTGCCGATGCGTACCTTGACCTACCGACCGGCATAGAGCCGGCGACCGACTACTACATTGTGAACGCTGAGGACGACGCTTTCCAAGTCAGCCTAGAAACGGATGGTACACCGGTTGAGTTCATCGGAGTCGGCAGCACCGTGGTATTCACGGCGACGGTACGGAATATCGCCGTGCCGGTAGCGGCGGTGATCGCGGGACCTGACGGAAATGTCGGGATCGGCGAGATCGATACTCTCGGGACCGGCCTTACCTCGGAAGGCTTTACCGATGTGACCAACCTCTCCGCAGCGTCAGGCGGTGCCGAAACCTCGTGGGTCGAGACCGAGAGCGCGAGCTACACTCCGCCCGATCCGATCGCTTTTGGCGGTCACACGCTGTTCGTACAGGCTGAGACCATCCTCGGGAACTGGTCCGATAGCGGATACTTCGAGATCGTGATAATCGAAGGCACTTAATAGAGTAAGGGGAGGATGTCGTGACGGATCCCGCGGTTGAAATGGTGAAAATCGTTCAACAACTCATCGAGAAAGAGATGAAAAAGCGGGAAGTGCCCGGTATTATGACGGGCCAAGTCATGACTCCTCCCCCCAACCTTACCGTGAAGGTGGCGCCGCGGCTGACGATCCAAGCAAAAAACATCATGGTTTCGCAGCATGTTCAGAGCGGCTACTGGCGGAACTTCATCATTGAGAAAAGCGGTGAGGTTTCCCCCGCCGCCGGTCAGAAGAAGAAGTCTGAGTTGTCGTTCACCGCAGACGATACCACCGACGGAACACTCAGCGGAGAGGTGAACGGGAATAAGACCGGAATACTGTATGGCAATCCCGGTGGCGTTCCTCCTATCGTGCCGATGGAAGCACCATTCGTTGGGCCGTTGACAGGAGTTGCGTCACCTCCGTCGGCGACAACAGTGACAACTTTTACCGTGGACGACCCACAGCATAACCATATGCAGAAAGAGGTGACGCTTGAGAAGACGAACTTCCTCGCGGAGGGCGCTATCAAATTGGTTGATACCCTGAAGAAAGACGATCTGGTCATAATGATCCCAGCTACTGACAAGAAGACATGGTATCTCATCGACAAGGTCCGCAGGGCCGATAAACCGGAGGCATAGATGGCTGAAGAAACTGCGCTACCCGGCGGCCTCATAGAAATCGAAGAAATGGATTACCCCGCTACCGAGGCGACCCCTAGCGCAGAGACTGAGGCCGCTGCCTATGTCGAGACCGGCAAGATGCTGTTCTGGAACTTGAATAGCGAATCGATTACCCTCGACGACGGTACGGTTGTGCCGGCCGGTGAGCTTGCCATGAAGAACGGGCGACCGGTCCTCGTGGATGGAAAGCAGGCGATCAAAGCGTGGATCATCAAGGTACTGCATACCGAAAAAGGGCGCGATGAGATATATATCCACCGTCCCGAGGCGGTACAGACAGCGGTAGCTACCGGCGCGACGAGTGCAGCCGACGGTTTCCCGACTTACCTAAAACAGCCACCGCCAATCGCTATGCCGTTCAGCGCGGCCGATGTCCGGCTCGAACCGACGCCGTTGAACACTGACCACCTTGTTGGGATGATCGTCGGCACCGGCGAGACGGTTCGTTTCCCGATCTCCGCGATACCGGTATCTGCGGTAAATCTCGCGGCTACGATTCATGCCGCCACCGGAAAGACAACGCCCGTTGATGCGGACGAAGTGCCGATATGGAATAGCGTCGGTAGCGTTCTCGGCAAGGTGACTTGGGCAAATATCAAGGCAACGCTCGGCTCAGTGTACGCCGCGATTGCCCATACCCACGCGCACAATGACACAACCGCACTGAACACCGGCGACTATCAGCATTTGACGGCGGCGGAATTAGCGGACGCGGTGCGGGCGTCGCGGTGGTCGAAAAAGTATATCAGCGGAAATTAACTAAAGAGGGATATCATGGCGCAACAGAAAGATGTTGTCTTCGGCGTGACGCCTGTCATCTTTAACGATGCGCAGGGAACGGGGTCGGTGTATGTTCCGACGGCAGCGCAACTTGACGCGGATACGAAGGCTCTCACCTACAAAGGCGGTGCGCTCCAAAAGGCTCCGGCGGAAGGGTGGCGAGTCCCGCAACTACGCTTGATGAATGTCGACACAGCAAACGCCGTTGTCGCGTCGCTTTGGGTCGGGTCTGCATATAACGCGCTCCGTTTTATCGGGGCGATCAGCGTTCCAGCGAAAGCGGGAACGGACGGAATAGTTGCGGCGTGTAACGCGTTGAGCTCGACGACCTTCCCCGACTTGCCGAAGGACGCGGCGGGAAATCCGTTTATGGAGATCGGAAGCGGGGAAACACTATTCGTAACCTCCGCGACGGGCGACAAGTTAAAGTCGATGATGACGGCGCAGACCTACGCCGCGCCCGCGTAACGGTGGACGATGACAGATCGCGGCGGCTTTTCAAATCTAGCGCAAGGCGGACAATCGGGCGGTATGTCCTGCTTACAGTTTCCGTTAAAAAAGAAAGTTGAAGCCGCGATTGTAGCGACAGGGTGGGTGTCCGGTATTAACGACGATGCGTCGCGCAACATCAATCTGACCGTTTACGGGGCGCGCGACCTGTCTTTCTGCGAAGACACGGACTACATTTATGGCGGCTACATCAAAACATCACCGGGCGGCTATGGCGCTGGTGCCGACATGGTGCTCTTTAAGATTGCCAAAATAGACGGTACTATATCGGAGGCAGTATACAGTGGAGCAATAGCGGCATCGAATCTCACCGGCTCATGCGGCCGTCTCGCCATATACGGCGATTGGATATATTCATACTGGATTGTCGGCGTTATCGGCATCGGACTTTCGTTTGGCAGTCCGTTCATCCTGCGACACAACAAAGCCGACCTGTCTTTCGACACTACATTCAAAGGTGCGACAGACAAAGGCGCTCTTGTCGCAAACGCAGAGCCGCTATACTCGATGATATACCATTGCGGCCTCGCACAGCGCGGCGATTATGCCTATGGATACGATGTCGGATGCAGGTTCCTCAAATACAACATGGCAACCGGAGCGTTGACCTACCAGCGCGATATGCGCGGCACGATATTGGCCTACAGCATAGCCCAAATGCTGGTTGACTCCGCCGGTGCTTATCTCTACGCGGTAGGAAGCGATAGCAATGACACCGAAATTCTGAAGGCGAACGAAGCGGACGGCACCTATGTTGCCGCGTCACGGCTCACAATGACCGGAAAAACGGCGGTAGTAGCGACATCAATAATTGAAAAGCCGGATGGCAATTTGATAGTTGCAGGCCGAGCAACGGCGGCAGGACCGGTCTATAAAGGATTTGTTGCAGAGATAACCGCGAATCTCGCAGCGGTTGCTTTGTGCAAGGAGAATGCGGCGGGCGCTCCGGCGAGCGTCGTTTATTCGCTCGGCACGGTGGGCTTTTGCTTATATGGATACAACGGGGCCGACAACATATACACCGTATACGATTGGAGTTGGAATGTTCTCAAACGATTCAAGTCCAGCTTGCCAATACCGCGCGCGATGCAACATGATCCTGCTACCGATACGCTACGCTGGCTGACTGCCGGATTGGTACTTGGAAAAGCAGGAACCCCGCTCCTCATCTACGCGCACATTGACAAGTTTATGTCGCTCACCGGAAAGATTGAAACCCCCGATACAACCGTGTACCTAGAATCCGTAAGCGTTGCGGAGTTTTTGACCGATGTGGTCGGCCCCGGATTTACAACGGGCATCGGGTCTGCCGCAAGCACAGCGTTGTCAGAATCAGTAGCCAGCATCAAAACATTTGGAGATTTGGCAACAATGGTCGATTACGCAACGGCGGAAATAAAATAGATGGAATGGCAGACGGCGCAATCGTGCGCGTGGCAATAGAGTTAGTAACGACGGTGTAAAATGGCGCGACTGATAGTACATAGTACGATGGAAATTGACATGGAAATCCAGTGTGCTACAATAGGTTGAATCGGAGGAATAGAGTATGACCGCCGGATATTCAGTTTATGGCGTATCGGTAGAGCGGCTACTGGGCGGAACGCTACCGCTTGGGTACATCAAGAGCGAATGGATCCGTGAAGTGTCCGACGCCCTTTCAATGCATCCGAACATCAAAGCGATAACCGAGGTTACGGTGACGGTTGATGGTTCCCGGATGTCCGGCGAAATGATTGTGGAAAGTACCGATGGCTCAACGCAAAGCGTGGGAGTGTGACATGGGAAATAGCAGAGAGGAAGTACGGGATCGGATACTCGCGGATGTGTCTTCATCCTATGACAAGACCGAGGGGACCATTCCGTGGGATATCGCGGCGGCCGTCGGGATCGAAGTAGAGGCGCAATACGCCAGTGCCACAGCCGAAGAAGACCGGTTCTTCATATTGACCGCCGACCGGACCGGGCTCGTGAAGCGCGGTGCCGAACTCGGGAAAACGATCACTCCCGCAACGAAGGCGAAGTCTGAACAGACTGTGTTCGATATGGCGCCGGGGACTATCATGCTTGCCGGATCCCGTGTTTCGAACGAGACGCAGAGCTACCAAACGCTCGAGGAGGTCACGGCTCCGAATACCGATGTCAACGGTACCGCCGCTGAGTCCAGCGACGAGATAACGGTTGCCGGCAACATTCTCTATATCGGATCGGTCATTCAGTTCACCACCGCTGTCGCGGGCCTGTCGACCGGCGTCGATTATTATATTGTCGATGTCGACGGCGATATCATTCAGGTATCGCTTACCGAAGGCGGTAGCCCGGAAAATATCACGGCGGACGGCGCGGTCATCTTCGATATCATTCTGGCGAAGATCATGATTGAGGTCGAATGCGAAGCGGTCGGTGATGCCGGCAACTGCGCTATCGGCGCGATCGATAGTTTTCCGACAACGATAGCGGGCGTTACCGCCGTGACGAACCTCGACGCCGCCAACGATGGCTTCGATGAGGAAGACCTTGAGGACTTCCGCCTCCGCGTCCTCGCCGCAGCGGGGCGTACCGGTAACAGCGGCAACATCGACGATTACTACAACTGGGCAAAGGAGGTCTCCGGCGTCGGTGACCTTCGCGTGTTCCCAACAACGGACGAGACGGGATCAACCGTAAATGGCCATGTGCTCCTCCGGGTCGTGGATGCCGATAATTTGCCGGCCAGCGGCGAACTCTGCACGGCCATTGAACTCTACATCAATGGTCTATCCGAAAGCGATATCGACCGAAAGGCACCCGTAGGCGCAACGGTTCACGCGGTAGCTGCCACGGCCGTCACGGTCGATGTGTTCATCGGCGGGATCGATATCGGCACCTACGATTGGGCCACCAGAGTGAAACCCGCGATCGACGCCGCGTTGACCGCCTACTTCGCTAGCATCGGATTCTATATGAACGCCGACGGCGAGATAGACAGCCGCGAGATAAACTACCCGGTGATCATCTCCACGATCCTTGCGCTCGACGAGGTGCTGGGCTTCGACTCACTGACGATCAATGGCGTGGCGCATAGTATCAGCCTCACCACCTCGGAAGTGCCGGTCCTTGGTGCTGTGACAAAGACATAGGTGGCGGATATGACAACGAACCTTCAGTCCCACATGCCGCTGTATTATAAAAAGGATCCGTTCCTCACTTCGTTGCTCAACGCTATCAATAACGAACTCGACCGGCTTTGGCTCTACCGCGCGGATAGTCTGAAGCAGGTATTTGTCATGACGGCTACCGATGAAGGGCTCCGCCGCTGGGAGAAAGAACTAAAGCTGATCATCGCCCCGGACGGCCTTTCGATCGACGACCGGCGCACTCTAATAATCGGGAAGCTCATGCGGACCAGCAACGCGATACCCTACCTGATCGAATTGACGGTCGGATATATCACAGGCGGGATCTGCCATGTCACCGAAGACCTCGAAAACCTCAAATTCAGTATCGACTTCGACGGATCGCTCAACGGTATCGCAAACCTTGACCGGGCGATCGAGGCCGTGAACCGCATGAAGCCAGCGCACCTCGAACTTGTCGTTATCCTGAATACTCATGCCGACATGGGCGGTACCGGATACCCGAGCCGTGCGCTTACGCACGCAGAGCTTGGTGCGGAAACGCACGAGCGGCTTCGCTACATAGACCTTGAAACATTGATACCGTAGGGAGGACACCATGGCCGATACCTTCACCACGAAGCTTGGTTTGATCATGCCGGACCCGGCGAGCAATTACAATGTCGAGACGCAGTTCAACATGAACATGGCCTTGATCGACCAGCATCTCGGATGCCTAGCGGCGGATTACACCGCCAATGTCACGGCGGCGCAGCTTATCACGCTGGCCTCCACTCTCCCGAAGAATCTTGGCGGGCATGTGGTGCACCTGACGGTTGTCGAAGACATAACGCTGTTGGCCGGTTTGCTTTTCGACGGCCACTACAACGGCACATTTGTGTTGGAGGTGGCGAGCACCAAGACAATTCTTTCGGACTTCTACATCATTTTCCAGAATATGCACGCGGGAATGAAATTCATAAACCTCTCCGCAGCGTCTACGGTTGCCTCCGGCGCTTTTTATGTCTCGCTAGCAAACTGCCGCGAAGTCTTCGTCGAAACTCGGTTCAAGGTTTCGAATGTCAACGCGACGCTTCCCGTGTTCAAACTATCGGGCGGGACGGTACTGCACGATACGGCGTATTTGGGCGCTGTTACCCACGCCCCGTTTGACATTTGGGCCGCCGATGCGACGGTCGGCGCGCTTACGATATCGTCGTTTGCCCGCGCGAACATAACGAGCCTCTACCTGAACACTACCGCCGGCACCGCTCACCCCAAGATCGTCTGTGACAATGGCGGCGTGCTAATAAAGCCGCTGTCTTCGTTGGATGAGAGCGGAGGTACCGGGTACGACTATACCGGATACTTGCCGGTAGAAGAGATCGGCCTCTACTACGGCGGTCAGGTGATCACTCCGTACCGCGCGATGAAGCCCGAAGGATATTTCCTTGATGGAACGACAAACTGGACGCTTCAGATTCCTGCTGATGATGCAACGGTATGGGACATCAATAATATCGGAGACGATTCCGAGCTTGCGACTGCGAAGGTTGTTGCTGTGCGCGACGGTATGCTATTCGTCGAGATTCTGAGCGGCGCACTGCCGAACGATGCGACCGAATACGGCATTGCACCCACCGGGACAAACGACTATCGTGCGTTCGGTACATGCTCCGATGCGCAGACCGATAGGACTGTTATTGTGAACGAAATATGATGGAGGGCGCCATGCCACCGAAATCCGAATGCGTATCAATCCAGACTTCAACTCTCCGCTGGCTTTTCGGGGGCATAGGAACGGTATTGGTATTTCTGGCGGGCCTCATCTGGACCACCGCCATAAACTATCAGGAGAACAAGCAGAACAACGAGAGCACCCAACGCATGATGTCGATGCACCACGAGGCGATCAAGGTGATATCGAAAGCCCAGCCGCCGGAGGTGCGGCAGGCGGTTTCGGACATATTTTTTAATGCCGCGCAAGCGGGGGAGAAGACGCCATGATATGGAAAATTCTAGGCATTCTGTTCAGTATCGTTTTCGCGTGGGGAGTCCGTGGAGGGTGCCTGTTCCTCGCGGAGCATTTCGGGACCACGATTGACCCCGCGACGCAGATCAAGACCGTCGACTGGCTGACCGGTGCCGCCCTCGCCGCCGCGATCGGCGCGGTGGAAACCTTTGAACGGGTATTCTGGCCCCCGATGAAGGCGCGTATCGTCGCCTATGTGAAGGCGAAGTGGTCGAAGTGGTTCCCGCCGGTGATGCCATGAGCGCCGCGGTAGATATCGCGACGAACGCTGTCGCCATAGTCCTGAAAGAGATCGCCGATCTCATAAAGGAAAAGCGTTACGAGGAAGCCCTTGCCCGCCTTGCCCGCGAAGAGCGGCGCACGGAGGGTCACTCCGCCCTCGTTAAGGTTTACCGAAAAATGAACGACGCGTCTGAGGAAAAGGCGACGGCGGCAGAGAAACGAGCCGCCATAGCGGAGGTGGAGTCCGCCAGCGAAAAGCGCCGGGCTGACCTACTGCAGGCCGAACTCGATGCGATCCGCGAAACGATGAAACCATAACCATGAGGAGGCAACCGTGAAAACCGTCTATCTGTTCATCGCGATCATGTGCTTTTTTGTGCTGGGTGCTTGCACGCCGAAGGTGATCATCCCATCGGGGTACTGCGTACAGTACGCGGTCAGTTGGGACGCCGAAAAGAACATCCCCGAGCAAAACCTTTGCGTTTGTACCGAGGATGTCTTCACGGGCCTGACCGATGCGCTTGGTGCGCTGATGTCATTTCCCGACACTATCGAGATGGGTGAGGTCGTTTTACCGGCCAAATGTACCACTCCGAAACCGGCAACAACCAACACCACAGACGAAGGCGTGAAGAAGCTACTTTCCCAGTAATTTCCGCAATCTACAAACTATCAAAAAAACTTTCAAAAATAATTTGACATTTGCCCCGGTCTGTTGTAAGATACGATAGAAGGTTCGGGGCTCCTTGAAAAGAGAGTAACGGCAGATCGGCTCAGAAGCGAGTAAAAGTCTAATCGGGAAAGTTGACGCGCACCGCGGCGGATAGACATAGTAGTGAGTTGAACCGCGCGCCGCCTTCGGGTAAGCGAACACGGTCGGCCCTCGGGAGCTAGTAACAAAATGTCTTCGGGATCGCGCTCTGTGAGAAATCCGGCGAGATGGCGTACCGGCGTCCGAACAACAACGAAGAGGTGAAATAATAGCCTTGCGCCCGATCTGCTCTTAGTCTTTTTTTTGGAGGGCTATATGGAACAGTCAGTAAAATTCATGTGGAACGGGATCAAAGTTGACGGCGTCCTGTACTTGGGATGGTACTCGGCAAGTACGCTCAAAAATTGCCCCGAAGGGACGATCACGATCTACGCCCGGAACTATCACCACTTCCCGAAGATCGGATGCCTTACCATCGAAAACGGATCCGACTCGATGACCGATTACTTCGAGGAAGATCGGATCCGCGTCAACCCGGGGAATCCGTGGTATCCTTCGGTGCTTGAGGCGTTCAACAAGGCGGAGGCCCACTTTGCAAAACGCGCGAAGAAGCGGGAGGCTATTTCCGATGGATAAAAACAGAAGCGCCTGTTACTGCAACATTGTCAAGGGCGGCCGCTGTGTTCGGTGCGGCCGGATCGTAATACCGCGGGCCTGTACGGTTTGCGGGGAGCGCACCACGGAAGGGATGTTCTTCGGACAGGACTTCTCCTGCTACGGATGCGTCCCGGCCGTCATGAGTGAAATGAAGGAGCACCCGAAGAATCCGGTTTCAGTAGCTCGGGAGCGTCGCGAGAAGTTCTTGAAGGTAGAAATCACTACTGAAGGGAAATGGACAGGAATAGAAGGGGCAAGCGTATGAAAGAAGAACGGGAAATGATACCGGCCGAGGAGAAGATCGTCCGAGACCTTGAGAGCGGCGACTTCGTAACCTGCGGAACGATCGGGAAGTTTGGCGAGAAGGCCGCGGCGATGATCCGTGCGATGGCGACGGAACGCTGGTTCGCGCGGCTCCACCGGGACCAGAACGCCGATGAAGTGAAGCGGCTTTCCGCAATGGTCCGGGAACTGAGAGAAACGGCGCTGACGAAGGACGGTGCGGCAATCGTCGCCAACTGCAGAACGGACGGTTGCCCGGACGGGCACCAGCGCCGCCGCGTCATGTTCGAGCAGGGAAAGGCGCTCGACATAGTGACCGTCGGCCTCATGCTCTGTTCCGACCATTGCCCGGCGATGGGGAACCGGGGCGGGCGGTACATACCCTTTTGCCGATATGCCGAACTGTCGAATGCGGCGGCGACGCTTCAAGGCACTTACGGCGGGACGGTCCACCGGTCCCGCGCCTGTCTCCTTGCCGAACTTGTTATGTATGACACCATAACCGAGAAGAGAGGAAAACGATGAAGCAGAAAGTGAAAAAAGAAAAGACGCTCTCGGGCGTGATTGGCGCGATGATTAAAGCGGTCCGGGCGGACATCGCCCAGCTCGAACAGATTCTCAAGGAGGGGGATGATCGCGTAACGGAAGGCACCTGTCTCATTACCCGCTCAGGAAAAGACGCCAATGGCAAAGGGCAGATGCTCATCCTGAAGGGCTTCAACAGCAACGCGGTGAGCGAGTGGGTTGAAGAGAAGTTGGTGCCGAACGACCGGACCCACTTCATGCACTTCACCCCGGAATCGGCGTGCGACATGGTGAAAGCGTTTAAGGCCGCGTCCCGGTCCGTTTCCTCCGCCATTTACGGCGCGATCTCGTGGCGGCAATGGACCGAATACCGACTGCAAGAACAGAAGGCCCTGCTCCTCCTTTTGCAGGGGAAGAGCGCGCAATACCTTTACCCGAATGAGCCCCTGATACCCGAACCGGCCGGAAGCAGTACGCCGAAAGCCCGCACCAAAACAAAGAAGTAGGAGGATCCCGCGATGGCAGTAGTAATTTTCCTTGGGCGTCTCGGGAGAGACCCCGAACCGTTTTACACGAACGGCGGCGCGCTCATAGTGAGCTTTAGCGCGGCCGATGACGATGTATACACCCCGAAGGGACAGGAGCGGAAACCGATCTGGCGGAAATGCAAAGCGTTCGGCCGCAATGCGGAAACGATCCTCGAACACGCGAAGAAAGGCGCGCTCCTATTTATCTCGGGAACCCTTCAACAGAACACATGGACCGACAAGGAGAACAATGTCCGCGTGGAGGATGTGATCGAAGTGGAGCGGTTCCGCTTCGCCGGTGGTCCCAAGAGCGACGAAGCCGGAGCGGGCGGCGGTACTACCCCGGCATCAAAGCCGGTACCACCCACGGCAGAGGATCGCGCGCAAACGGCGGCTCTCGCGAGTGCGACAAGCACCGAAAAGGCGAACACCGACCCCGACGATGATTTGCCGTTTTAACTAACAGGTGCGCGGACTTGCGATATTTGAAAGAAAATTTGACATTTCGCGCGGGCTCCGGTAGGATAGAGAAGCAACGGCGGAGGATATGCCAATGAAGAAAGTGAAATCGTATAAGGCCGGAGGGGTTGCGGCGACGACATCGATCACCGTTGACCCTGAGACGGCGACAAACCTGAACGGCGCCTATGGATCCCTGCGGCGCGCGGCAAAGATCGCCGTTGAACTATGGCCGACGGTCCGGGACTCTTTTCTCCACCTGAAAGAGTCGTTCACCGAAACGGAGTGGGAAGAGATCAAGGCGCTCGTCGGCCGCTCGAACGAGCTGAACATGGGCGCGATCAATACGCTGGACCGCGTACTCTGCGACCGCTTCGAGAAGAAGGTCAAGAGCATGGCGTTCCTTGAGCGCGTCCTTATAATCGACTCCGCGTGGGCCGATTCCGTCACGAAGCGATAGGAGCGGCGCAACCGCGCCGATGATCAATAACCGATGGAGGAGCAGAGGCAATGAAGGAAAAAGGAACGGGGGCGCCGTCACACCGCTACAAAAGATCCCCGAGAAGGTAGAGCATCCCGAACTTTACGCGGTAGGGGATCAACTGCAGAATGAGTTTCTGCGGTTCTCGCCGGCCGATCTCGAAACGATGAAGGACTCGGTCATCGACAAGATGGTCGAAATGAATCAGGCAGAGGCCGAATTCGCCGTCATCGCGAAGGAACACCGGGACCGCATGAAGAAGCTCCGCACCGATGGGACGGAACTGGTGATGAACATCAAGCGTGAAGGCGTCGAGCGCATGGTACCCTGTCTGAAGGTACCGGAATTCGATCTTGGCGTTATGATGTTCGTCGAAAAGGAAACGGGCCGCGTCGTGACATATCGGAAGCTCATGCCGAACGAGCGGCAAGCGTCGATAGGTCACATGCAACCCAAGCAGTAAGGAGAAAGGCCGATGAAAGAAATGAACGAACACTTCAAACTACCCGACGGAACGACCGGTATCCGTCATGGTACCCTTCCCGAGATCAAAGAGCCGAAACCGGTGAAAGTCTCTGCGTCGATCGCGGCACCTCTCGAATATCTGCGGAAACGCGGCGAACTCATCCCGATAAAAGAAAGCTCCGTCATGGTGAACCGCATGGCCGGTTCCTTGGAGCTCTACACAAACGAGCACGGCGTGGACCGGACGGGATCCCCCTATGAGGCGCGGGTTATGGGCGCCGTGAAGGAGAACCCGCACCTGAAGGCCCTTGGGCTCTATGACGGGACCGGCGAACCGAAGAACCTCGAAGAGACCCGGCGCCTCGTCTCAGGTCTCCGCTTCCTCTTCAAGGACCGTGACAACAGCAAGCTCCTCAAGAGCCTTGAGGACTTCCGCCTGAAGCGGGAGACCGAACTTGTGCAGAAGAACGACAAGAAGGGCTCCGGCGTCGCCTCGTACTCCACGAAGGTAATGAACTCTGATGATATCGTCTTCAACTTTACGCTGGTCGCTCCGGTCTATGTCGGTTGCAAGCCGATCCCGATCCCGTGCGAACTCTGCCTGTCGGTCGAAGAACATTCGGTCCGCTTCTGGATCGAAAGCCCAGCACTTCGTTGTGACGCGGAGACGATCAAAGATGAACTGATCGATGGCCAGATCGACCTGATCAAAAAAGAGTTCCCTGAACTCGCTATCTTCGAGGGATAATGCACCTTCGCGCTGGCGATCGCTTTACCGCCTCATGGTATTGGGGGCCGTTTACGGCAACGCATGTATCCGGCCCCTGTACCTGTCGTTCATACACGGAAACGCTCTTCGGCTCAAATACCCCGGCGGCGCCCCATTATCATGTTTCGGTAACGATAGACGGCAAGGAAGGAACTTTCTTCCTCGCCGATATCGCCGCCGCCGACATTGGCGACGATCTCCGCCTTGGTATCGTCTCCCGTCCCGGCGACTTCATAGAGTTGCTACCCGACGGCGCTCCGTCGCCCGCCGACGCGCTGGCGCAACTGTCTATGTTCCCGGTATAGCGCATGTTTAACCGGGCCTTCACGAAGAAACCCCGAAAGCATGAGGAAGACGATTTACAGCGTACGGTGGCGGCGCACCTTCGGGTACGAACGCGGATCCTATGGTTTCATGTACCGAATGGAGGGGCACGCGATGAAGTGACCGCCGCGATCCTCAAGGCGTTCGGCGTCCTTGCCGGCGTCTCTGATATCCTCACATTCCCCCGCGGCATTATTCACGCGCTCGAGTTAAAGAGTACCGGGAAGAAGCCCCGCAAATCTCAGTTAGAATTCAAGGAAAAGGTTCTGGAATGCGGCGGCCAGTACGAATACGCCGACAATCTCGACGATGCACTGAGGATCCTCGAACGCTGGCGAGTTATCCGGTCGGACGGCTTCATTCAAGATGTTCTCCCCCCTCGTAAGTACATTGTCCCATAAGGCTTTTCCGCACGAGTAAATTTTTTCAAAAAAAGTTGACAACGGAAAAAAAGATTGGTAATGTAGGGTATCCGGCAAGGTGCCGGTACGGAGGCAGAGCATGAGCAATTTCCAAAAGGCCGTCCGCCGACAGGCGCGGCTTCGACTCGCATTAACGGGACCGAGCGGTTCCGGAAAGACCTACAGCGCGCTTCTCGTGGCGAAGGGGATGGGCGGCAAGATCGCCCTGATCGACACAGAAAAGGGGTCCGCGTCCCTTTACTCGCACCTCGTCGATTTCGATGTTTTAGAGCTTCAGCCCCCCTACACGCCGGAAAAGTTTACGGCGGCGATAAAGGAGGCAAAAGAGGCGGGGTACAACATTCTCATTCTCGACAGCATCACGCACGAGTGGTCGGGCGTCGGCGGCTGTCTCGAACTCGTTGACGAGATCGCGAAGGCGAAGTACAAAGGCAACTCGTGGAGCGCATGGAACGAGATCACGCCGCGGCACCGCGATTTTATCGACTCGATGCTTCAGTCCGACATGCACATTATCGCGACGATGCGGTCAAAGACCGAGACGGTACAAACCGAAGAGCAGGGCCGGAAGACGGTTAAGAAGCTCGGTATGAAGAGCGAACAGCGGGACGGCTCAGACTACGAGTTCACCACCGTTCTTGACATTGTGCATGACGGCCACTACGCAACGGCGTCAAAAGATCGTACCGGCCTGTTTACCGGCCGGGATCCCAAACCGCTGAATGAGGGCGTCGGCGTTATGCTCATGGAGTGGTTGCAGAGCGGCGCCGCCGCCGCGCTTGAACACCCGGCCCCCGAACGGAAATACGAAAAGCTGGCGCCCGATGCACCGCCGCCGCCGAAGCAACCAGTGAAAGAGCCGCCGCCCGCGGATCCGATCGCCGCGAAGAAAGCGGAAATGAAGAAGGTCATGCGGGAACAGGGCCTCGTCATGGATAAAGGCGCGGAGAAGCTGAAAGAATTCGAGGCGAATATCGGGAAGCCGGTTACCGCGTGGACCGTCGCCGACTATTCCAGCGTAATCGCGGAACTCAGGACTCCGGCGACGAAGACCGAGCCGCCCGTTACCCCGGCCCCGGCGGAAAAGGTTCCCCCGGTCCAGCCGACCGCACAGGCGGCGCCCGCGAACAACCCTCTTGACGAAGTATAGGGAGGAGACCATGACACAAGTTCACCCCAAGGCCGCGAAGTGGTGCCTCAGCTACAGCGCGATAAAGCACCTGTTGAAGAGCGTCGATCACTTCCTCCTTTACAAAACGACGCCGTTCGAGAAGACGGACGCAATGCGGTTCGGCTCCGCGTTCGATAGATACCTTCTGGAAGGGATCGCCCCCCTCATCCTTCCGGCAAAGATAGACGGCCGGACGAAAGAGGGGAAAGCTCAGGCGGCTGAATTCGCGAAACTCTACGAAGAAGGCGAAAGGCGGAACATAGAAGTCGTCACCGCCGCCGAATTCGAGACGATCAAAGCGATGGTCACTTCCATAAACGCGCACCCCGTCGCGAAGCTCATTCTCGCGGCGCCCCGGAAGACTCAAGCCGAATTCTTCCTCGACTATTACCCGACGCCGAACGGCGAAATGATTCGCCTCTACGGGAAGAAGGATATCCATATCGACCGCACCACCGGGAAGAAAGCGGGGATCCCGCTTATCGCCGATGTGAAGACCTGCGAGAGCGCCGACATTTCGGACCTCGAACGAACGATCGGCAACTTCGGGTACCATATCCAGAACTTCATCTACATACTTCCCGAAGTGATGAAAGGGATCATGCCCGACTATCGCCTGATCTTCGTCGAGAAGGCCCCGCCCCATGGCGTACAGGTCGTTACGCTCAACGAAGCGTGGCTTGAAAAGGCGCGGGAAGATGTTGAATTCGCGGCACGCCGCCTGATCGATTACCGCGCGGGCCGTATCGAATGGACCGGGTACAGCGACAAGGTAGCGACGATTCCGATGCCCGCCTATCTCAACTACAAGAAGCGGAACGAAGGCGGAACACTCCTCCCGGCCGGCACCGTGAAGGTTGCTCCGGCCGAAACCGCCGTCAACGATCGCCCCAGTCATTCCGAAGGAACGGCACCGGTGACCGACCCGGCCAACGGAACCCCGTCGACCGAGACCGCGCCGCATACGGACGCGGCGGCAATGGTGGAGACCGGCCAAAAACCGGCTGAAACGGGGAACGCGGTCGACCAGCCCGCCGGATCCCCTGCGGAACCGCCCGCCGATCGTCGGCAGAAAAGCGACGCCGTGAAGCCCCGAACGAAGAAGGAGCCGGAAGCACCGGCCGCTACCGTACCGGCTCAGGGTGCCGCAAAGACCGCCGAAACCGAGGCCCCCGCCCCCGAGACCTCCGCACCGGGGTCAGCGCCGAAGCAGGAACTCCAAGGCCGCGTTCCGGGCGCCGGGTACCTCGACAGTTTCAACCTCCATAAAGTCCGCCTTTGGGACGGGCTCCTTGAACGCGGTAGCGAAAAGTGGCCCACCGACGCGGCGATGCGCGAAGATATCGGGAAAGCGGAGTGGCTGATCCCCGGCGGCCCCCGCGTTTTCATGGACTGGACCGAGACCGATATTGCGTGGTTCTGCCAGACGATGGGGATATAAGGGGGCAACATGAAGATAAAAACTCTGCAGGTAGACGCAATGCTTCCGGCGCGCGGCGCGCTCCTCTACTTCCGCTATGGCCACAAGATAAAGGCGAAGGACATGGCCGAAAAGCTCGGGATCAGCGTTCAAGACTACTATGCGATCGAAAAGGGACGGCCGGTAACACCGACCGCCCCCCTGCGCCAGACCATTTCCGATGTGACGAGCGGTACGGTTCCGGGCGGTCTATGGACGGCCGCCCGTCCCGTCGCATACGAAATGCGGTTCGGTACGGCGGTAAAGATGCTTCGTTGTATTCGTAAGATAGGGATCGTCGGCCTTTCGCGGACCCTGAAGGTTCTCCCGCGCACCCTCATCGCGATAGAGCGGAACGAGCTTCCCGAGATCGCGGACGAACTCTTCGACCGTGTACTCGCCATTTTTGAAGGGAAACTCTTGATACGCGGAGGCGATCATGGGGCTTAACATTGCGAAAGGCAATATGTACGAGGGCTTTGTAACCCATACATGGAACATGATCAAAGGACGGTGTCCGCACGAATGCGCCTACTGTTACATGAAACGGTGGGGGGAACAGCGGCCCGTCTCCTTCGATGAGAAAGAGGAGCGGACTGACCTCGGGGAAGGCAATTCGATCTTCGTCGGATCCTCCTGCGATATGTTCGCGGCCGGCATACCTATCGCGTGGATCCTCCGCACGCTTCACCAATGCGATTTCTACAACAAGAATTCGTATGTGTTCCAGAGCAAGAACCCGGCGCGCATGATCTCGGTTCTCCGCGAAGTCGGGCATAATCTCGACAAGGTAACGATCGGGACTACCATCGAAACAAATCGATTCTACCCGAAAATCATGGGGGCCGTCGCCCCGGTCCCGGAAGAGCGCGCGATCGCCTTGCAAAAATGGTGGGCGCGCAAGTTCGTAACGATAGAGCCTATCATGAAGTTTGACCTGAACGACCTCGTGAATGTTGTTCGGCTGTCCGGCGCTCATTGGGTGAATATCGGGGCCGACACAGGCAACAACGAATTGCCCGAGCCGAGCGCCGACGAAGTGCGCGCGCTCCTTTCGGCATTGTCGGCGGCCGGCATAGAAGTGAAAGCGAAACGGAATCTCGATAGACTTCTTCGGGTGGTGTCATGAAAAAGACAAAAGCGATCGATCCCCAGCGTGCCGCAAACGAGATCATGGAGGCATTCAAAAAAAAGAGAATGAGTGCCCGCGCCTACTGGTCGTTTATCCTTACTTTCGGGAAGTGCCTTGAAAAAAGCGCGTCTACGGGTGCGGATATCCTCAGCCCGCACAGCGTTTCGGAGAGGGACGGCGTAAAGACTCCGGCGGTCCCAACATCGAAAAGCAGAAGGGCCGACATTATGAAAGTCGGCGCGATCCTACAGGCAACCGCTGAGGCGCATGGCGCGTTTGAACGGCTCGACATACAGGAAGGCGGTCCGCGCGTTGACGCGGCAATAGACCTCGTAAACAGCATTTTACACGAACGATAGGGGGAGCCGATGACACAGTTATTGACGAAAGAAGAGAAGGCCGCGGCCGACGCACGGCTCGACGAGATCGCGAAGGAAGTAATGGTAAAGCGCGGCGAGATCCCGAAGAATCCACCCGAGAAGTTCGGCGAGGTTAAGATCCGGTGCCCGAAGCCGGGATGCGGGAACATCTGGCCCTACCATTTCAGCGGGATCGGCGTGCGTCTCCTGAAATGCCCGAAGTGTCACGAACTCCTCCGCGTCACCTATTCCGGCCCAAACAAGCAGGACGGCGCCCCGGCCGAAAAGCCGAAACACTTACTCCCCCGCTGGTTCCGTAGGGACAAGAAACGCATGGCGGCGTATCACAAGGAGCAGGAAGAGAAGCGGATCGCCGCGGAGACCGCGGCGGCGGAACGGAAGGCGGCGGAGGAACAGGCCCAGCGTGATAAGGAGACCGCGGCGTTATCCTGCGGGGAGGCGGTGGTTGGGCCCGATGAAAGCAATGAATAAGCGTGGGCGAGTACACCGTGCGATCGCGCGGACCTTCGAACTGTCCGGGAAGGCGAAACTGAACGAAAACACGCGGCTGAGGGCGGCGGACCTTATCCTCGTTGACGGCTCAGGGCTTGCCAAGGCGTACTACACTTTGACCGCCGGGGGCTCCATGCCCGAGCTTCTGAGAAACGCGCGGAAGGCGGCAACCGAGAATGGGTGGATACTGAAGACGAAGGAGGAATACGATGGATAAAGCCCGCCTTGAAGCGATAAAGGCGATGCGGATATCGAATACCCCTCTGAAGGTAGATAACATTCGCCTGATCGATGTGATTGGGGAGCTTGTCATGGCGATCGAGGCATCCGAGAAAATGAAGGTTTGCCCGTTTTGCCTAGAGGATGACTTCGACCTTCCGGGGCTGAAATATCACTTGCTGTTTTGCGAGAAGCACCAACAGACCGAAAAAATTTGGTAGGGGGAGACCATGTCAGTATTCAGCACGAGAAGTGAGCGGAACCTTGCGACTTGCACCGTCCCGATGCAGAATGTCCTTCGGGCGGCGATCCGCCGCGTCGATTTTGCGGTTGACTGCGGGTACCGGGATCCGGTCGATCAGTTCGAACTGTTTCAGGTAGGACGCGAAGAGGACGCGAAAGGCCGATGGGTGATTGTAGACCAAGACAAAGTTCTCACGAATTGCGACGGGTACCAGATCCCGAGCAATCACAACAAGAAGCCGAGCCCGGCGGCGGACTGCGTACCGTGTGGCCCGAATGGAAAGCCCGTCTGGAACGACGAGGCCGCGTTCGATCGCATGGCGGCCGTGATCCTCGCGGAAGCAAAGGAGCAAGGGGTCAAGATGCGGTGGGGCGGCATATTCCGAAAGCCGAAGGACAAACCCCACTTCGAGATCGTCTGAGGAATCCTTGACAATAAAAACGCCGGCGATAGAATGTAACGCTCTGTTCTCCGAAGGGACGCCCTTCAAGGACGCAAGGACGCTCTGCTCCGGGCGGCCTTTGCATTTTAGGCGGCCGAGAGACCGGAGGGGCGCCGCAACGGTTTTTCTCCACCACGGGGCACGCCGCGCGTCGCCGGGCACCTTTTCCGACATCTCCCGAACTTTCTCGTACCTCCGCAGATCCTTTCGGCTATTTCTGCCGGAAAAAGGTTGACATGGTGCGCGTATTGGATAATATGGAATAAGTCGGCTATAGGAGGCCAATTTGGAAAAGGGAAAATTGATGACTCAGAGCGAGCTTGCGGCGTTTTTTGGCAAGGTACCGTCAACGGTCTACAACTGGGAACAGAAAGGGATGCCGGTTTACAGGCCGGAAGGTGGAGATCCCCTGTATGACCTCGACGAAGTTCTTGCTTGGATGAAAAGGGGTGGCGAGAAAAAGGGAGAGTAGTATGGAACTTCACCCTCTCCCTTGGTATCATTGGTACTGGCAGAAGTTTCGGCTCAGTCGAAAGGTTGCCCGAATGAACTATGTTCAACGCGGGTTATATCGTGACCTTCTCGACGAACAATGGGAAAAAGGATCCGTATCCGGCGACATCGAAGATATGGCTGATATCTGCGGGTGTCCGATAGAAGTTATGGCAAGTGCTTGGCCGGTGCTTATCAAATGCTTCGATGAGGTAGACGGCCGTTTTATAAACGCGACACTTGAGGAACAGCGTACCGCAAAAGACGCTGAACGGCTGAGACGATCAGAGTCGGGCCGTCTTGGCGGTATGAAAAAAGCTGAAAGAAATCAAGAAAAAAATAGCAAGTGCCTAGCACCTGCTAAGCAACTTCTAGCACCCTCTCAAGAAGAGAAGAGAAGAGAAGAGAAGAGAGGAGACGAGAGAAGAGAGAAAGAAGGAGAGACGCGTACGCCGCCTTTGCCGGGTACGCCGCAACCTCCGAAACTCAAGAAAAAGGCGGTCCTTTCCGATCGGCCCCAAGATGTGCCGGAACAATTATGGACCGACTTCCTGATACACCGGAAAGCGAAAAAGGCGCCTGTCACCAAAACGATAATGAATACTTTCCGCGAACAGGCCGCCATCGCCGGGATTTCTATCGCCGATGCTCTTCTCTACACGATGAAAGAGAACTGGCAAGGGTTCCGGGCCGACTGGTATAAAAACAGGGAAGCAGGGCGAACACCGAGCGCGAAGGAGCCCGACGGGTGCCGGGCACCGTGTGTCGCCGGGAAGTATGACGGCATTGGTATAACAGGCGGAGGATCTGCAGGATGAGCAACTCAAAGGACACAGGCGGCCCGGCGTTCCCCAAAGGCTATTCGCAACATCCCGGAAACGGAGAGATGGACTTTGCTAGTGACGGCATGTCCCTACGCGATTACTTCGCGGCGAAGGCTATGCAGGCAATAAGGTCGAGAAATCCGAGAGTTTTTGACGCTACTAGAACGCCAAAACATGTTCGCTATTTGACCGCCGAAGAAACGGCAAAAATGGCGTATGAAGATGCCGATGCGATGCTTGCCGAACGGAAAAACAAAGAGGTGAAGGGATGAGCGAAAACTACATGGAAACCTTTGCGCGGTACTGCCGGGAAGTAGCCGCCCTGCAGGGGCGGGATCCCGAGACCGAGGATGAAAAGGCGTCGGTTCGGCGTCATGCGATACTGGCCCCTATCATAGAATCGGTCCGGCGATGCGCCCGCGGCGCCATACCGCTGAGGAGCGCGACGAATCACTTCGGGAACTTCACGGCCAGCGAAACGATCCTCGCCGCCGCGATGCGGTACGCCGACGAGAAGAAGACGATGAGGGCGGAGGGGATCAATCTCGTGATGACCGGCGGGCCCGGCGTCGGCAAGACGCACCTAGCGGCGGCCGTGACATGGGAACTCCTCGTGCGAACGCCGCGGATGCAAGTAGACTTCTGGCCGATCGTCGATTTTGCGGATCTCGCCAAGGAAGTTTACGACGGGGAAGGGTGGGCGAAGCTCTATATCGAAGACTCCACCCGAATAGACTGGCTCGTTATTGACGATCTCGGGCAAGAGCGTCCGACCGATTGGAGCCGCGAACTCGTGTTTAAGGTGGTGAGCCGCCGGAGTAAAGCGATGCTTCCGACGATCTACACCACGAACTTGAAGCCGGAGCAGATCGCGAAACGATACGGCGATAGCGTACCATCCCGGATATTCGGAGACGGTGCCGTCGTTCTCAAGTTCAGCAAGGACGCAAAGGATTACCGGATGGAGAAACGCGCATGAACACTGCAATCACAATCGCCCTATGGATCGCCGCCGCTGTCGTCGTCGCGATCCTCGGGTACATTCTGAACCTCTTGGCGCTACTGTGGGCGGGACATGGCGGCAAATTGTGGGCGCGGCTCCACCGCCCCGCGTACATTCCGTTCCTCGCCTTCCTTTACCTCGGATTTCTCGTGATAGTAGCGGCATTCGGCGGAGACGATGAATAACAGAGCAGGGAGTAATCTATGTTGAAAACAACACTTCAGAAGATTCTGGATCACAAGCCATGCGGTCAAGAGAAAGGATGCGGCAAAGGATGGGATCATCTTTTAATGGGACTCGGAGAAGCATTCGATGCCCCTGATCTCTCTCGCGAAGTAACAATTCTTGAAATCATCGAAACGAACGGCGTAAAAGATGCGTTTTGGGCGTTACGCGCCGTTGACGATCGGAAGACGGTGACGCTTATCAAATGCGATTGTGCCGAAAGCGTGTTGACGATCTTCGAGAAGCAACATCCGCAGGACAATCGACCGCGCGCCGCGATAGAGACGGCCAGAGAATGGGCGCGCGGTAAAGCAACAGAAGATGAAAGAAGGAAGGCCGCCGCCGCCGCCGCCGCCGCCGCCGTCGCCGCCTACGCCGCCGCCGTCGCCGCCTACGCCGCCGACGCCGCCGCCGTCGCCGCCTACGCCGCCGACGACGCCTACGCCGCCGCCGACGCCGCCGCCAACGCCGCCGCCGCCGCCAGAGAACAACAGTGGAAAAAGAATGAAGAGATTTTGAGGAAATACCTTTAATGGGGGCCCCTATGATCGCAATGATTTTTCAGAGCATTGGGTATGTGACGGTGGCGGGGCTCTTCGCCCTATTCGTAGTTATGGTGACGGCCGCCATAGCCGCGGCGCGGAGAAAGAGGATCCGGGCAATCGTTGAAAAGGAGTATGAGGGGAGACTTGCGGAAATATTCGTGGCGATGTGCGACGCGAACATAAAAGCCGGAGTGGCGGATGCCGAAGCGAAACGCTGGAAATACTTGGCGGAGACGCGCGGAAAGGAATACCACGATGCGGTGAAGACCATGCAGGGCCCCAACTGCCAGTTTGCCGGGCCGGACCGTGGCGACTGTATCAGCGAGATCGGCCTTCCCGGCGTCTCGATTCCCGGACAGCACCGCGGCGCCGACACGACCGTTGACGCCTACGGGAAGCCGAACGGCTGGTGCTGGTACTGCTGGCTCAGTTTTCAACTGCAGATCGCGCGGGGGAAGCTCAGGCAATATGATGCTGGCCTAAAGTACCTAACCAAGACGATATGCGACAACACCCTGTACGGCCGCGAAAGTGATTGGTCGCTCGGCACCTTCCGCGTGGCGGCGATGCGGATTCGCGCGATGAAGTCGCTGATCGACAAGGCGAACGATGTCTGCGGAAACAATCTGTTAGAGAATGGAACCCTTTCCGAGAACGGCGCGGCTATGTCGGAAATGCACGAGCTATTCGACGGTCCCGCATACCGCGCGGCAATCGGGATGCCCGCCGACAAAGACCCGGTACCGGAGAATGACGCCCCCGACGAGATCGGCCCGGCGCATACCACCGAAGACGATTACCAACACTTCCTCAGCTACATGAATTTCGCCGGGTCCGACGAGATCAGGGCCGCGTTTTTCCATGGGGCCGGGGTACCCGAGAGCATAGAGACTGTTTCGCACCGTGTGGTGGCAAGGGCGCGTCGGAACCATAAGGAACCGGGGAATCCAGAGAGGCTGTTGGCGGAGCTCTTGGCGGAGCAGGTCGTTCCGACAGAACCGAAGACCACTTGCGGCATGTGCAAAAAATCGTTCTGCCACTATCGCGGTTATTTGGCCTCGCCGTGTACTTGCCCCGATGAACCGAAGCAAGCGCAGGCCGAGCAGTACGCAACGGCCGACGAGGTAGAGGGCGATAGACGAGAGGCCGAGCAGGACGGGGATGACAAGCCGCTCAAATACTTCAGCGGCGACCCGATAAACCCCGACAATCTGAAACTCATGGACTGGATAGAGGGCGTTGGAGAGATTGACAGTCACGCGATGCTTAAAATGGTTCGCGCTGTTTGCAAGTGGGGCCACAAGACCAAGCAGGGCGGGGATGATATTGACATTGAGTCTTTGAGCGAAATTGAAACCATCAAAGCAGAGCTGAAAGACGCGCACGAAATAATAGCGCAAAAAGAAACCCTATGCGAAATCATCGAAGAGCGCGACGACCTCCGCGACCGTCTTGCCGTTGCCAACGCCGACCTTGCGACGAATGAACACGCAAATGATGAGTTGAGGAAGGAGCGCGACGAGATTGAGGCGCGGTTGTCTTCTATATTCATATCCGGTGCGCTCGACGAATATGAGGCGGGAACAGTACGCGGATGGAAACAAGGCTATGTTTCCGCGCTGGAAAGAGAGAGGAAAGAGATCGCAGACCTGAAAGCGCAGATAAAGGAATGGGAAGAAAAAGCGCGGAACTGGTGCGCGACACCGGAAGCGCAGAAGCAACTCGCCGGATATCGGGAACTCGGAGAGCGAGTGGTAGACGCTGAAAATGCGCGTGATGTGGCGGTCGAGATCGCGCGAAATGTCCGCACCGCGTTCGGCGGTCATGCCGATCAGCATAATTGCCAGAACCCGGATTGCCCGAGGATAGGGCTTCCCCGGAAAAATGGGGAGTGGTGGTGCGCCGTGTGCGGTGAATCGATGCCGGAGCTTCCGGCCGGTGAGGTAAAAGCCTCCGCGGGGCTCGGGAAAGGATGCGATACTTGCCGGAAGGAGAATAGCTTTTGCCCGAAAAACTTTGCGTGCGACGCCGACGGAAACTGCACCGGCTGGAACCCGGCCCGGTGGTGGAAGTGCCCGACGCCCTGCAACTCAATATTCGACGGGGCGCCGTGCCCGCTCCGCTTGCCGGTAAAAGCGGAATCGCCGGATACGCTACGGTTCATGAAAGACGGCGCCGAATGTCCGCTGGTGATATCCTGCGATGAGCCGGACCACTTTCAGCGTGAGGCCGCGAAATGCCCGAAGTAAAGATAACACGCGCCGGGGTGTCGATCCTCTGCTTTAAGACTGCCGAGAGCCGTTGCAAGCACGAGGATCCGCCGGACGGAAGCAACTGCAGGTTCACCGCTCATAAGGACGGGGACTATCTGCACGGGTACGGCGGGCCTTGCCGGTGTAAGGAAGCGCGAATCGCGGCGCTCGAAATATGGCTTCGGGAGGAGAGAAAGAAAGAACAGGCGCCGGTGCCGGAAGTGAAAAATGGGGCAAAAAGATGAAGTGCTTTAATCGTTTTTTCAGCTTTTTTACCAAAGAAAAAAAGATAGAAGATACTGAAACATTAGGTGAAAAAACGCGCAGAGAAGTATCCGCGCTCTTTGGAGAAGATAACGCGCCGCCGTGTACGGAATGCAAGCACCACCGGAAAGACATGGCGCCACTTATCCGGTGCGCGAATCCGCGATGTATGCGCCGTGATCCGATAGACGGAGAAACAAGGCTTGCTTTTTGCGATTTAGCGCGTGGCCTTATGGGGGCGTGTGTAAACGGGAGATTGTTTGAACCCGAATCTACAGGAAAAGAATGAAGGCCGCGCTCCTCCTGATCCTCTTTCCCTCGCTCCTCTCCGCCGGGGACATAGCCGACTTCATGGACCAACACGCTTGCCCCGTTATCCGCACCGCTGAGGAATCAAAATACGCCGCCATTGCGCCCACGATCGCCGCTATTGCCGCGATTGAATCAGGCTGGGGCCGTGCCTCGTGGGTCTCCGCGAAACGGCAACTATGGGGGATCACGGAAAAGAGAAAGAGGGAGCCGGGGGAGCGCCCGATCGATCTGCTTCGCGCGTTCCCCTCGGTACCCGTTTCGACGAAATGGATCCTCGCGATGTTCGAGCGGCGCGGCTTTCCTCGGGACCGTGACGGATTCCTTGACCGCGTGAACTCGTCCGGGTATCATGGGATTGCACCGGAGGAGTACCGCAGGAGAATCGATTCGGTGGAGATCCGAATCAGGAAGAACTTGCGGCGGTGCGCCGCACCCGTGGAGGAGCCCGAATGCCCGCAGGATTCGACATTGGGACCGACAACCTTTCCTTGGCAATTATCGTGGTGCTTCTCGTGGTTCTCGTCGCCGGGTGGATTTCTACAACATGGAGACGGTAAAAATGAGTTATGAAAAGGGGGTGCCGTGCAGTCACCCCGGATGCACTTCGCAATTTACTCACCCGTGCGAAGTATGCGGACGATACGGCGCCGGAATGTATAAGACGCCCCAAGAGCTTTTGCCTTTCCCGGCCGATAGCGGCGCGTACTTCAGCCCCGGCCGCGAATACCGTTATAAGCTATGGCGGCGATGGGACCGCGGCAATCTGAGAATGGCGATGTTCATCGGGCTCAATCCGAGCACGGCAAACGAAGATTCGGACGATCCGACGATCCGCCGGGCGATCTCCTTCGCAAAGCGCTGGGGATGCGGCGGCGTGATCATGATGAACCTTTTCCCATTTGTCACGGCGTATCCGGTGGAGCTTAGAAAACAAGAGACTGAAAACAGCCGAGAGAGCGTCAATGCCGGCGCCTTGAACATGGAGCTTTTAATGAAAAACGGGTGCGGATACGAGAGCACGCCGCCCGCCGATCCGATCGTTTTCGCGTGGGGCGCTTTTCCTGAAGCGAAGGAAAGAGGGGCGCTCGTCGCCCGGATGTTTCCGTGGGCCTTTTGCCTCGGGAAAAACTCCGACGGAAGCCCTAAACACCCGCTATATCTGAGCGGAGAATCGCGGCTGATCCGCTTTTCCGGCGGTTTTTGGGAGCCGTGATTCCGATCCGCGTTTGCAACTACCGGAGGGCCGCAACTATGAGTTGGGGCGTATTCGAGCGCGATGATACGGTTGAGATCGTGCCGCTCCGGGATATCCGAGAGCACTTCTTCGGAATGAAGTGCTGGTGCCAACCGCGGCGAGACGAAAAGGATCCGTCCGTTATCGTTCACAACTCAGCGGACGGCCGAGAACTGTACGAGCAGAGGCCAGCGCACGGATGAATTTGAAAAAAAGATTGAAAGATTCTTGCAAGAAAAATCGGTCTATGATATAAACCCTCAGAGCGATTCGATGGAGGTCTCCCGTGGTAAAGAAAAACGAAGGGCCGAGTTCGGCGGTAACAAGTGAAAACTTCTTCCCTATTCCGGTACGCACAAAGATTTCAGAACTGACCGCTTACGATCGAAATGCGCGTATCCACCCCGAGGAACAGATACGGGGCCTCATGAAGAGCATAAGCGATTATGGATGGCTTATCCCCGTAGTGGTCGATAAGGATGGCATTATCGTGTCGGGGCATGGCCGTATTATGGCGGCCGAACGGCTCGGGCGTACCGAAGTGCCGGTGGTCCGCGCGGAGCACCTCACCCCGGATCAGATAAAAGGGTTCCGCATAGCCGACAATCGCCTTCCCGAACTCGGCGATACCGACCTCGAAATGATAAAGCTAGACATTGATGATCTCAAGATCGGTGGCATGTCGGACTTCTCGGGGCTTGGCTTTTCCGAAGTAGATCTTTCGGAGCTTGGCGCGGAACTGCCGGACGACGGCCGTCACTATGAGCCGGTGCCCGCTCCCGCCCCGGCACCCACGCCATATCCTTCCGCGCGGCCGAGCGGTCCGACGGCGCCCCCCACAGAATACCGCCCGAATCTTGCACCGCCCACCGCGTCCCCGGAGGTAAAGCCGTCCGATATCGCCGCCGGTGCGCAGCGCCTTGAGACCGCATTTCAGAAGCCGCCGGAGACTGCGACGGTCGTAGTA